CACGGGCATGGTGAGTTCTTTGCCGCGTACCGCTTCCCGCACAAGGGCCAGCTCTGAATCCGCCATAGCCTCGCTGGTGGCGTAGGTGTAGTAGTAGACACCCACGTCCAGCCCAGCGGCCCGGGCGCCGCGGTAGTTGCGCTCAAAGGTGGGGTCGATGTACAGACCATCTGCCCGCTTGCTCATCTTCGGATTCGTGGAGACCGTCTTGAGCATGACGCCCTTGTAGCCAGCCGCTTTGACCTTGCGCCAGCCGTCGAGGGTGATTTTGCCCTGATACCGGCTCACGTCGATGTAGCGGTAGGGTGGTGCGCCCTCCCAGCCGGGGGGAGTGGCGCTCTGGGTGTCCACAGTGGACACTTTTTCAGGAGTGGGGGCGTCCGGCTCCTCTGCCTTGTCTCCGGCAGCGCGGGAGAGGGCTGCAAGAAGCTTGGAGATAAAATCAAAGAGTGCTTTCATATCGTGCCTCCTTATTGTTTATTAGAATATTGTATTCTAGCGAGGGAATAACTTTCGATTCCCATGGTTTTCACCTCCATTTTGAAATTTTACAGATTATTTATCGACAGCGTATTGCGATGGTTCGCAGGCAGTCTTTCCAGCTGTCTGCTTTTTCTTTTTACACCATCCGCTTTATATCTTGGTAATGGTCCAATATTTCTGTAGACTATAGATAAACGCTACACGGTATTGTACGGTTACTCCATCCGCGCTTGTTGCCGTCAGAATTGTACTTCCGTTCGAGTTTCTAGTATGTGAAAGAACACAGGTCGTATCGTTTGAGCTTAAGATGCCAATGCCAGATACTACAGATGTGTCTGTAGTATTCCATGTTACTTTCTGGTTCGTCGCGTTACTCGGTGTAAATACTGCGGTGATGGTTGGTTTGTCGGCATATTTGTCGTTCAGTGTCAGTGTAATTCCCGTCACCGCCACATAGCTCTGGTGCACCAGCCTGGCCTTCCCGCCGACGCCGACGTACACTTTCTTGACTTTTCTTGCCTTTCCGCCGACGCCGACGTACAGGGCCTTGACGTGCCGGGCTTTGCCGCCGACGCCCACAAATAAATTCTTTCCCATTTTGATTTCTCCTTAAAGCCATCGGTAGTGCGGCTTCTCCTCGTGGAACAGCCTCCACCGCTGCGCGTCGTCCACAAAAATGCAGAGAACGCTCATCGCCACCCACAGCAGGCTGAACGGCAGGCAGATCTGTCCCAGCAGGTTGCAGGGCAGGCCCGAGTAGTCCCAGATGCCGAGGCCCAGATATAAATTCAGGATGATCCCCGCCACCAGCTCCACGGCGGTCACCAGGGCGCTGCCGCAGAGCGCCTGCTTCCAGATGGGCATTTCCCAGGGCAGGTAGTTGTTCAGGCCCCCGATGAGCACAAAGCACACACCGCCAACGACGGCCATAGTCCAGTGGGAATGCCCCCGCCACATGATTTCGATGCAATAATAAAGCCGCCCTCCAATCAGAAAGAGAATGGCGCATTTAAGGCATTCTTTGAACTTATCAGTCATAGCGGGCCCCTTTACGCAGATACCGTAGTGGTCAGTTTTGCGACGATGGCCTCCACCTGCTCTTTTGCCTTCTGCAGGATGTCCGCCACCTCGGCTTTCAGGTCCTCCGGCAGCTCCACGCCATAGGAAATGCCCTTCAGCACCTCAAGGCTCGTCTCCCGGCCGATCCACTGCCGCAAAGCGTTGTTGTAGGTGGTCTGCTGGGTGATGGTGCTCTGCTTTGCCGTGTACAGCGTCACGATGTCGGCGGCGGAGTACAGCTTGCACTGCTTCCCGTCCGCATGGTAGGGGTAGGCCGTGGCCCCCAGCATCACCGCGTTGAACACACCGTCGATGTTGGATTGGTCGGGCACTTCCAGCGAGAAATGCTCCTGCGTCCCGTCCCCGAACAGTACGTCGATGCCCGCCGTGATGGCCGCTTCGCAGGCGTCGGAGGCTTCCTCCAGCTTCTTTGCCCGCAGCGTTTCTATCTGCTCTTCCTCGGTGGGCGGGGTGGGCACTTCGCCGTACTCGTATACGGTGTACTTCTCGTTTTCGAGGGAGATGCCCCAGTACGTCTCGCCCGGCTGTGCGGTCTCGTTGTGCTCGTTCACCGCCGCTTCCACCGCAGCATAGTTGTCGTTCTTCTCTTCGTCCAATACGGGCACTTCGTAGCCCGGCGCGATCGTCTTCTCGTCCATGTCATCCTCCATTTTGAACTTATTCGTAGACAAACAGAACTTTATTGGTCGTCAAGCTAGAGTTCGCACCGGGGTCGCTTGATTGTGCACCAAAGGTAAAACCGTTCGCGTTGCCTGCGCCATTAGCGTACTTCACGTTCAACTCGCTTTTCAGGATGTAGTCCAAATTGTCGTTTGACCAGACTGGAATCCACGTATCACTTGTATTGTGATTCTTTCGTGCCGCCACTTTGATCATACTTCCAAATGCACCTTGGTTACAGTACGCCAGATTCGACGAAGTTCCGCTGTATGCGCCATTCCAATAGGCCATAAAACCCATATCCGGCACATACTGCTGGTCGGTTGCAGCATCTTTCCAGCCACTTGGTCCTACACTCGTCAGCGTCCGAGTTGCTTTGAACGCAGCGCTTCCAAGTTTCGCTTTAATCCAGTTCCAGAGAGCGCTCAGTGGCTTGCGGCGATAACTCACAGCAGACTCGTTTTCGCCATTAACATGCTGTCCAACAAAGTAATCTGAATCTTTAGGGATATTGTTTTCTACATCTAAGGCTTCAATAAGCTTATTGATGTCTAGCGCGTCCCCAACAGCCTTTGCATCTGCTGGAGCGTTTTCTTTACTTAAGGTCTTATCTGTTCCAGCTCTTGAGCCAGCCAGTTCTGCGGCGTCCTCTGCAGCTTTCTGCGCTTTTTGAGCTTGTTCGCGGGATGTGTTGGCATCAATCCGACTTTTCTCGGCAGCTTCTTTGCTGGCGAGAGCGCTGTCTGTGTAGCCTTTGATAAGCTTTGTTGCGTCGTTGACGGCGTTTCCTGCGGCAGCTTCCGCTTTCTTACGGTCTTCCTCCGACTTCTTTGCGGCAGTTTCCGCCTGTATACGCGCAACATCCGCGCCCGCAACGTCACTTAAAGTATTCAGCGTCTCCGCGTTCATCGGAGTGCCTTCAACCTCAGGTTCATCATTGCGAACCAACGTGACAACTTCCGATGTGCCGTCAGATTTTTTCATTGTCCATCGGCCCGGGTACTTTGCCTTGCGGTCAACAAATACCATAGTAAGGTTCACCTCCACAGATTGGCTCGTCACAGTAGAGCAAGTGGTCGTTTGCGATTCGCTCTATCTCGGCCAGAATTTCTTCGATTTCATTCATGGTCTTGTACGTCAACTTATCCATGCTGGTTGGAGTGCTTGGCAGACCACCGGGGCCGCTGCACTTGGCCCGAATGCTGGACACGTTCGATAGCCAGCGATTTGCGTCGCTTGTGGTCATGTATCCTTCCGCCGTCCAGTTCGTTTTGATGGAAACGGACGCACCAAGTGTAGCCGCAAGCTCAGACACACCGCTTTCGACGCGGTTGTAATCCGTGTAGCTAAGAGCGCCTTTCATTCCAGCTGCCCATTCGGCTTGTTCTTCTTCTGTCCACGTTCCAACGCTGGCTTTATCGTGCAGTTCGTTCACGCGGTCAACATCTGACTGCGTGCGGTCTGTAATCCATATTGCCATAAAGCCTCCTTGTTAAGTAAGAACGTTTCCATTAACATCAACTTCCAATGTGGCAGGAAGAGTAAATGCCGGGAGAACAGGATACTTTTTTTTGACATCAGAAATTGCCGTATATGTATAATAGCTATTATTATACTTGGACGGAGAAACAACGGCAGAATTGTTATACTTGTAATTTTCTGGGTAAGCAAATGGAGTTGCATCGTAGCATCTGGAACGAGTCCAGGTATAGTTTTGGTCTCCAATTATGTTGTAAAGCACTTTACTGCAATTCGGCAAAGCTGTGCCCTCCTTAGTAATGCCAGAAATGCTAGAGCTCATGCCAAGTTCTGTTGCAGACAAGAGAAAAACTTTGCGAGATATCCAAGTGACCGCAGAGCCATCAGTCGTATGAGAATTGCCATCATCGTCTTTATAAGTCTGAGGACCGGGAGAAACTCGGATGTTTGTATTCTTGATTTTACTGGAAATACTAGAGTCAAGCGTTCTGAAATATTCGCCGTTCAACCACTTGTCAATAGTGCTACCGGAATATATATTGGTAAAACGACTATCATAGGAAGCACTTTCGGTGCTCCACACATGCGAAAGTACAGTCTTGGAAGAACGAGCGAGCAACGAAAGGCCTTTTCCGTTTCCGGGGAATGTTGTTATCAAACCAAGCTTAGAAGAAGCTTCTTCATAATCATGCTTTGCAAGAACAAATGCGGTTCTTTGATTGCTTTCTTTGATATAAAGTGTTGTTCCGATGGGAAGAGAGCCAATTGTAGCAGGGCTTGCAACGACAGAACAGGTTGATTTTTCCTCAGCAGCGGTAACGGTAATTGTTGCGCTACCTTTTTTGAGCCAGGTCACGCGACAGGTCGAAGAACCGTTGCTCTTGGCTACGATATCCAGCCGAACAACGTCAGAAGGAGACGCAGACCAGTTGATTTCAGGAGCCCCGTAGTTATTAGGTACAAACGTTGCGGTGATATCCTGCGGAGCGCCCCAACGAACGCCAAGAGCGCGTGTGCTCAAGTACAAAGAAGGAGAGTTGTTGACGACCGGGATTGACGAGCTGACAGAGCCAACGTATGCCGAAACGGTAGCATTTCCCTTGCGATTGTACTTGACCTCACAGGTGGATTTGCCGGATTCGTTTGTAAGAACGCGAAGCGTGACGATTCCTTCCGGCGAAGCGCGCCAGCTGACAGTAGGCAAGTCGGGGTCATAAGGCAGAAGTTCTGCGGTCAACACCTTTGGCTCATTGTAAATCAACGACAGAGAAGACGAGGACAAAGACACGGACGAAACGTCTGCCAGGACATAGCCGGAAATCGTGCCTTTGAAACAGCCCGTATACTGGTATTTGCTTTCCGTTACGAAGACGCTGGATGCGTAGCCAAAGTTGTGATTGAATTTTACGTGGTCAAATGCATCGATGTGCGGGCTGGCGCGATACTCAAGTTCGACCTTTTTGCGGTTTGCTAGCATAGCATAAGCTTCAGTGATGGAGTTTTTGCTCTTGACAAGCATTGCTTCGGTCAGCAGCTCGTTGCTGACGGTCTGGGTGACGCCTTCCGCGTTAGAGCCTTCCGGGTACAGATGCTCTTTGCCATTAACGTTGCAAGACACATTCTTGACGCGGGACGCAAAAGAGATTTCAGGCCACTGGAAGTTATTGATAACTGGAATCTCGTATACTTCAGTTCCCTCTTCTGCGGTCAAGTTGACTCGCTCGATACGAATGTGACCATCTCGCGTCTGGTACAAAGCCATACCCGCTGCGTTTGCGGCCAATTGCAGGATGTCTGAGTTCTTGTACGAAGTTTTTTCGGAAGAAATATCGGTGCTGTATTCTTTTAGCTCTTCGGAAATGTAGAACGAAGGAACATTAGAGGGCAACGTCTCCAGTGCGTCGTAGCACATCTGATAAAGCGTGCCCGTCTTTCGACCCGTGTAGTTTGAGGTCATCATGAACTCAAGGGCATCACGAGCCGTGAAAGACGCTTCCAGGCCATTAGAAGGGACGCTCCATTCCGAAAGATAGAATTTGCCGCCATTAATCCATTGCGTTTCTCCATCCACATCCATGCCATAACGGACGTCCACTTCCTGCCGTTCATACAGATATCGAAACATGCCGCGAGGGTTGATAGCATCCCACGTTTTTTGGCTGTTGTCCAAAGAGAATTCGATGCTGTCTTTAGGAAGCTGCGCCGAGATCGGGTCTCGGCTGGATGTGTGCGTGTACGAAACAAGGTCTTTTTTGCTATATACCTTGTGAAGGCCGACCATGATCCATTCAATGCGAGCACGACGATTTGGAATGCTCCATTCCAGAATGTCAATGGCAATGGAGTCGTAACCGTAAATTTCCCATTCGGTCTCAGAATAAACACTTCTGTTGTTCGATACAGTGATGGTACTCACAACGGCGGTTCCCTTATAAGCCGTGAGCTTGAATTTAGCTGCCCATTCGTTCATCATGGACGACCAAACGACCGTCAAGCCAGGAACGGCGCGTGTGTGCACGCTGCCGAACGAAAGAATAATGCGCGGGTGGCTGGAATCGCTCACGAGCGTCTGACTGATAAAACCGGCATCTGCGTAGGGGACAGAATCCGGCAACAATCTGAAACTGCCGTCCAGAACGTGCAGATTTGTTTCCCCTGTTGCATATTTCGTCAATACACGGTCAGGTTCCTTCGTGGTATTTTCGATATTACCAAAAGGAACCTGTGCAGTTGCGCTTGCGGTGGCATCCTCTTGAACGCCTGGTTCGGTGCTATTGTAAGAAATCTCAACAAACTCTTCCGGCACAAGAGTATCGTTGAACTTATCAAGCCATGCTTGAGATGGATGTTCCATACATCAAACCTCCACAAGCGCAAGTGCGCAATTAGTCCAGCCCATTATCTTGCCGGTTTTAGGCCCTCTACGCCACATACCAGCCGTTCGATCGGAAACATACATCTGCCGCGTCTCGTATGCGTTCGTGGCTTGGTTTAAAAACCGAACGGAGCAGTAAAACTTGGTAGTGAAGGGGCTAATGGCAGCGGCCCATTGTTCAGCAGTAAGGTAGTTCCATTTCACGGAAACTTTCGCCACGTCATGCCGAACAACAGAGCCAACCACCTTGCCCTGAACGTTACGGCCAGAATCCACAATGGTACTGGTCGTCGCTTCATAAGAGGATGGCTCCGGCATTTCTCGGCCATCAATCGTAATGAGTGCTGGAATCGCCAAAGCGGTTCACCTCCTTAATAGCTATAAGCTTCAGTGCCCATAATAGAGCGGCCACGTTCGTTTTTACGCTTTTCAACGGTTGCGGTAAGCTGTTTGCCATCGAGATAGACTTTAAGGATGTTGTCTTTATCTCCCTGATCGTAACGCTGCTTGTAATCAAGAAGAGCATTATAAGCGCCGTTGTACACAGCGTCTCTGATTTCTTCCGCACTAAGTTGCTGCACAGCGCTAGAAGCATAACTGCTTTGGATGCCACTATTAGCATCGTTATACTGAGATGTTCCAGGAACGTTGCCGTAGTCAATCTGGCTCAAGTCGGATTCATCGTAGCCGGTGGAGCCATAGGAACTACTGGAAGAGCTCTTTTTGCCGCCCATGCCACCAACGATGCCAGCAATGGAAGCCGCCAGAACAGCGGCAGCGCCCAAAGCAACTAAGCCAGCGGGAATACCAAAGATGGTAGCGGACAGAGCTGCGCCAATGGCGTTAAGCATTGCCACGAACGATGCGCCAATGGTAGAAATCAGAGTGCCCATAGACGCATAGATGGTCGGGAAAGCGCTTGCAAGCCCGCCAGAAAGAGCTGCGCTAATTGCCGTAGCAACAGATTTCAACGGCCCTCTTACAGCCTGGAACGTTGAGCTGATGGAACCGCCAAGCTGTTTGGTTTTCTGCAAAATTTCACCGAACTTCGAGGTAATGCCGTTCAGAAGCTCGCCGCCAATCTGATACGCCTGTGCGGACAACGTAGACAACGCATTGGTCAGTTGCGTACTCAAGTCGGTAATCATGCTGGTTGCGATAGTCTTGATTTGAGTGCGCTGTTCTTCGCCCATTGCGTGCCACAACACGGCAGCAATCGTCGTACCGATGGTTTTCACATCGCCACTTTGAGCGGCTTCCCAAAGGTTTTGAATGGTGCCAAGAAAGTCATTCTGCAAATTGGTATCGAGCTGCTGCCAAGTGCTGGTGAGAGTCTGGTCAAGGTTATTCACAAAGCCAATACCAGTCTGCTTGCCCTGTTCGATGAACTGGTTTCCAGCATTGGTCACGCCATTGATAAGGCCCTGCATGGCCTCGTCAACATAGCCTTGAGCAGCGGTGATGCCGTTCGCAAGGCCTTGAACGGCGTAGCTGCCAATTCCTTCAAACCACTTAGAGGGAGAGTGAATATCAAGTTCATCTTGAGCGGTTTTCTTGATTCCATCGGTCAACTGTTTGGTCGCGTCATTTGACACATTGGTGTTCCCCGTGATGCCCTTTGTGATACCATCAATAATGTTTTTGCCGACGCTTAACGGATTAAATTTAGAAACTTTATCAATCAGTTTTCCGAACCACGTTACAGCGTCTTTGATTCCATTGATTACATCAGCAATCAAGAGAACAAATTTTTCCGCAAAGTTTCCATTGGCGGCGATGGCAAGACGGTCTGATTCGTCTACGCCTTTAATAATCCATCCAATGAACACGCCCATGTCGTGGATAACTTGCGCAAGAGACGCGATTGCACCTTCAAGAAAATTTCCATTCATCTGGATGTCGAGCATTTCCGTTTCAGAAACGCCATTTTGAATCCATCCGATAAGAATTGCAAAATCATTGATAAGATTTCCGAGAGCAGTTATGATGTCTGCCACTGTTTCGGCCGCAATCGTGCCGAAATTCACGAAAGCATCATGCCAATCAGATTTTAGCTGAAATGCTTCTGCTTCGCTTTCACTGCCAAGACCACGCACGGCGACGGAGACGGCTTCGAAACCAAGAACTGCAAGGCCAGCAACGGGATGCCCGCTAATAGTCAAACCGATTCCGATAAGCGTCATGACCAAATCGCCCAAATCGAGGTCAAGGTCTTTGACGACTTTTTGAATTGTCTCGAATGCAGTAGAGATTTTTCCCTGCCATTCCTCAGGAATCAAATTCCAAATCGCTTGACCGAGATTAGAAAGAGCTTCTTTTAGCCATTTGATAGACTCGCCAAGTTTCCCATCAGTCAAAGAGATATTCCAGCCTTGCGTAAACCCAAGACCCGCAAGGTAAATTAAATCCTTAATACGGGTCAAACCTCGCCGGAAATTTTCGCTGTTTTGATAAAGCTGAACAAATCGGCCAACGATAAGGGCGACCGTTCCGGCTACTAGAAGCAACTCTGGATTAAAACCACCAACGATTTTGCCGAGCTTGTATGCCCAATCATGAGTGTCTTTTAACGCAGTAAGAAGCGCATTCCCGATAGTCCATGCGGCAAAACCGGCGCCGATAGCAGCAACAATAGGAGCAAGTTTGCGAAGTTTTTCCTTGATTTCATCCACAGCGTTGCCGACATAGTCCTTGAACATATCGTAGCCGGACAGGTCTACATCGCCCAAGATGTTACCAGCAGATGCGCCGCTGCCAGAGCCGGAGCTTCCCTGTGTGGGGTCAATGATGTTCAGTTCATCAAAGCCCATCGTGTAGTCCTTGAGGGCTTTGGCAGCTTTCTTTGTCGAATCGGCCGTGTCATCCATTGCGTCGCCGATGCCACCAACGCTGTCAGCACTCTTGGTGAAATCAGTAAACACGACCTTTACGCCCATCAGCTTTGCCACCCATTCAACGAACTCTCGAATGAGCTGTACGGCGGCAATTAGCGGGGGAAGAATGGATTTCATAGCAGGGTAGAGCAGAGAGCCAACAGACTTCGCCAGCATATCCAACTGCGCTTTCAGAATCTTAATCTGGTTCGCGGGGCTTTGGATGGTCTGTGCAAGGTTTCCCTGCACATTGGCAGTCTGCTTCATAATGGCAATGTAACGCAAAACCGCCTTATCTGCCTGAGACAGACTAGAAACCTGCTTGTTAAAGCCCAAAGCTAGAAGCTCCTGCTGCAACCGTGCCTGAGACAGGTCAATGCCCAAACGGCGAATAGGCTCAATCTCACCAGAGATTGCGGAGGACATTGCGGTAAAGGTCTCTGCAACGTCCTTGTTCCAATAGGAACTTTCGTCATAGGCAAGCTGAGTCAGGTTCTTGGACAGAACGTATGCTTTGTCGCTGGTCAGACCAAACGAAGTACCCAAGCTCTGAATGGTAGCCATGTAAGTCATCGCTTTGGTCGGGTCAACGTCAAGCAAGCCCTGCATCTTGCTAACGAGCGTATCGGCTTCACCGCTCAAATTGCCCATAGCATTATGGAATAGGTCTGTTGCTTCATAGAAGTCGTTAAACTTCGCAACAGCGTTGCCAAGATACTCAGCGATAGCTTTTAACGAAACCAGCTTTGCCATGTTCCGCATAAAGCCGTTCATCTGATTGGACAGACTGAGATAGCTCTTACGCTGCTTTTCATTGGCTGCGGTCACGCGGTTCGCCTGTGTGACCACCTTACTCAACTGCGGAGGGAGCTTTGCAAAAGCGTTGCCAACCTTGTCAAGCTGAGATGCAAGGGGAGTAAGGGCAGTAGAAATCTTCTGGCAAGAACTTGCAAAAGAATCAAGGTCAGTCGCTTTTAGCTTGTCGGTCAGGTCAGGAACCTTTCCGATTGCATTGAAAGCACTGCCAAGAGCTTTAAGGTTCGATGCGTCCAGAATAGACAGCGGGGCCAAAGCGTTAGTGAGCTGAGTAATGCTTCCAGACATGGAGTAAAAGTCCACGCCGTTCAAGCCAGACACAGCCGTAGGAATCTTCTTGATTGCATTCACGACCGTATTGATGCTCTTTGTGCTTGCGGTCGTGTTGACGTTGGAAAGTCCGTTCAGAAAACCGGTGATTTTGTCCAGCCCGGACATTCCAGCGGATGCCTGTTTCAGCGTTGCAATGGAACTAGCCAGCTTGTCAAGGCTGTTCACAACCTTTGTGACGTTGCCCTTTGTCCGCAAATTAGAAATGGCGGCAGTAAGCTTGTCGATATTAAGCTCTGCGCCCTGAGATTCCGCAGAAATCTCTACGGATAAGCTCGTAATATCAACATCAGCCATCACTACCACCATCACTTTCCATCATAGAGAACATCATTCTCTTGATTCGCTCCTGCGCCTCAACTGCGCGTTGGTATTCATACTCGTCTTTCTCCTTTTGAGTAAGGGGAATCGGCCTATCCATGTACTTGATGGGGCTAGACCCTTTCTTACGGAACATATTGCCAACCGTAGAGGAAAGCGCAGATGCCATGTAAAAGCCATTTCTCCACGCTTCCGTGTTGGCTCTGCGTTCCCGCAGTTCCTCTGCGTCACGGTAGACCTTTGCCAGCCAGACATCGCCGTGCCAGAACTGGTCGTATGTCATGCCAATGGAGATGTAATAGGCTTCTACATCGTGGAACAGCTTGGAGAAGGAGAATGGCTCTCCCTCTCCGTCTGCTTCCTGAGATTGTGCGGTTACACAATCTCCCACGTTGCGTTTTTTGCAGTCTTGTCCTCAGTGTCAGTTGCCAGCAGAGACTTGGAAGCGTCCGTGAACATTTCAAGCAGAACGACCATCAGGTCTTCCTTATCCTCGATGTGCTGGAACATCTCGTCCACGACCTTGCGTTTGATGCCCTTGTTCCGTGCGATGAAAGCGCCGTAGAACAGGGCACGAGAGTTAGACAGCAGATTGGTCATCTGGGTGTACTGGCCAATCTGAAAACCTGCACGTTCGGTAGCTTCCACGCTGTCACGGGTGAAAGTCAGTTCATAAGTGTTCTTGCCATCGGGGGAATGAAAGTTAATAACCTTAGCAGCCATAATAAATGCTCTCCTTTATAAATAGGAGCAGAACCAAATCCGTTGTTCAGTTCTGCCCGGTTTGATTGATTCGATTTTTGCGGTTTAGCCGCCATTGACAGTCAGGGTCTCGCTGAACTCGGGCTTCTTGGTGAAAATGCAGTTGATGGTCATTTCAACAACCTCGTCCACACCGAAGCCGGACAGACCAACCTGATGCATACCCTGCCAAGTGAAGCCGGAGCCGTCCTGCATTTTCAGGGCGTAGTACTTTACGGCGTTGCTCTCGGAAGTCTCATCATAGCCAGCCTCCTTGACCTTCTTGTAGTCAGTCTTGTTGTAGTTGGCAGTAAAGGACTTGGTGTCACTCTGGATGATGCCGAAGATGTTGACCTGCATGGGGTCAGACAAGGTGGTGGCATCCAGAAGGTTAGGCTCGGAGATCAGGTCGGGCACATCCTTGATGTCGCACAGCTTCGTCAGAGCGGTTGCGCTGTCGCCACAATACAGGGTGGTATTCAGACCGGAGATAGCAGTACTCATAGAATGTTTACCTCCTTAGTTTCGGTAAATCATTCCGTCCTCTCCGATTGTTGCCCCGTAGCTGCAATCAATCCGATAGACGGAATTGTTGTACAGCCCATTCAACGGGGCAAACGACTTGCGATAAAATTTAAGCGGTTCAAGAACAGAATCCACGATGCCAACGATGGAACGTGCTTCTGCAATGCGCCCGGTGTTCTTGTTAGAGTAGACCCGCACACGCAGGGAAACGGCGGCGTATTTGCTGTGACCGGCAGAATCAATGTGCACAGGAAGGTTGCTGTTTTCCTCTATCTGCACACACGGAAACTTCTTGACGTTGCTGTCATTGATTTCACCAGTGACGAAGATGCCGGGGATTTGCTTTCGCAATTCCTTAGCAACGGCCGTGAAAATAGAATTGAAATAATCAATCAACTATTCCAAACCTCCCTCCACGTTGCTTCGACTTGAGAAGCCATTTCCTCAACAGCCCCCCACATAGCCATAGCTGGCTCGTTGCCGCTTGTTATGACCAGTGTTCCTTTGTCTTTGTACATCACGGTGTTGGCATCATTGCCGGGGTCGCCGTAGTAACTCCAATGGTCACGCTTGCCGTTCCCTTTTCCGTAAGTGCCGTGTTCTCCAACACCAGCAGGAAGCTCGCCGCCATAAGCAGAATGTGCTACGCCAGTGCCAAACTCGATAAAGGCAACTGCCTCGCCTTCGGCAACGATGGTGCAGGTGTTATCTTTCTGATTGATGTGGCACTTCACATCGTTGGAGCCGGAGTATTTCGCATTGGCAAAACGTATCTTTGCGACTTCAAGACCTAGCCACGAAAGGCGAAAAGCAAGTGCTTTAGCCTTTTTGTTCAGGGTGGTTTTGTATTCCTGTATCTGACGTTCCGCATCACGAAGTCCGGCATCGCTCAACCTCACTTTAATTTTCACTTGCAGCCACCTCTTTCAGCGCATACTTCGTATCCGTGATATGCTCTGCGACCTTGACCACAATGTAATTGAAGGGCTTTGAAACGTCTGTCTGAAACCAGACGTGCGTGCCTTCATAAAGCGGTATGTTGCGCTTTTTGCTGGACGAGCTGACAACGTAGTTGTAATCCGTGAACGCGCCGAAAGGGTTTGCTTCCGCAGAACCAGTAGGGGGGCTGACGTTCAGCATCAGCTTTGCGGGTTCGCTCCACGATTCGTATGCGGATTCGCCAGTCTCGTTTCCCCATTCGTCCACAACAGGCGTTTTCTCGCCGACCGGGTTTGAATACCACAGCGGGCGCTTATCCAGCGGGCTTCCATTGAACATCAGCCGATAACACCTACTCTCGGAACCACTTCATTCAACAGGGACTGCGCCACATCGGAACTTTCCCAAACACGAGTAATGCCATTGTTGGTATAGCTCGTTTGTCCGTTTGCACCGATGTGGTTGTACAGTTCCGCTGCAATGCGTATCTGCAACGACTGATACTGCGAGGGCAACTCGTCCGGTCTGTTGCCGAAGGGGTAACCCTGTGCAAATATCTTGTCTTTGGCAAAATCAAGCAGCAGGTCGAAGAGTGGGTAGTCCTCGTCCGTGATTTCACGGTCAAGTGCAGGGGCGATGTACTGCCCCAGCTTGACTGCCGCTTCGGAATACTGGTCTCCCATGCTGCTTTCCTCCTTTCGCCTTAGTAAGCCTTGATGCAGTACACAGCGTCCATGCGCTCAAAGGACGGCAGGACGATTTCAGAAGCATAGACGTTGGCGTTGACCGGGTGAACGGTCAGCTCAGTGGTGATGGCAACGCCAGTGTTCACGATGGACACGGATGCACCAGACTGACCGGACAGCAGGTCGGCTTCCTCAGGAGTAGTGCCGTACCAAGTGCTGCCCAGAGCGCCAGAAGGAGCAACCACCACCATGCCATCGGGCAGATACTTCTCGCTTGCGCTGTACTGGTCTGCCTTGAACATCTTGTCGTACAGATGGATGGTCAGACCGGTTGCAGATTCGACAATCTGCCGTGCTTCGGCATCCAGCAGAACGGCGTTTGCCTTTGCGGTGACAGTCATAAACCGATTCTTCACCTCGTCCGCAGCAATCATGTTGCGGAAGGTGGCGGTGTTCATGTACACCTCAGTCACAACCTCGCCAACGCTTGCCAGAACAGCATCCTTTGCAGCGTTCAGGTCAGCAATGGGGGTGGCGGTGGCGACGTTCCACTTGGACTTTGCGACAGAGACTTCCTTGTAGTTGGTGGACTTCCAAGTGCCGTCCGGGTCGTAGTTGTAGGTGTAGTTCACGCCGTTTGCCTTGATGGTGATGCCCGGAACGCCATTGGCGGGAGCCAGCAGCTGCCAGATCATGCGCTCAGGAACGATACGAGCGCCAGTGATAAGCTGTGCGGTGTCGTCGTACAGACGGTTCATCACGTCACGAGCATAGGGGTCGTTGCTGTCCAGAACACGCAGGATTTCCTGACGGTCTTTTTCGCCCAGATGATAGCCCTCACGGAAGAACGGCATCTCGGTCTCGTCGAACTTGAAACCTTCACGGGTACGGAACGTAGCTTTTGCGTCAAATGCGCTGGGCATCAGGGACACGCCCACGCCCTTGTGACCACGCAGCCACTTCAGGTCAAGACCGGCCTTCTTCTTGGCAGGAAACAGTGCGTCAGATGCAAAGGGCATCGCATTGGTGGGGTCGTTCGTCCAATAGGCGGCAATCGCAGCCGGGGCAAAGACTTCCTTAAGATTCAGTGCCATGTTGTTTTACCTCCTATTAAGCGTTCACGCTGATGTTGTCACGGCAGAAGATGCCAGGAACGGCGGTCTTGAGTGCCTTGATTGCGTCAGCGTCAAAGGTGAAGCTGGAACTTGCCGCTGCCTTCTTGGTGTCGATAACACCACGAATCAGCAGGGAAGCATTGGGGTTCTCTGCCGGATCAACGTCATAAAGCAGGATGCCGTCAGCGTTGATGGTCTTAGAACCAGTCTCGCCAGCAGCAACAGCTTTCTTGCCAGCCAGCGTCATGGGATAGCCAGCCTTAACCGCAGCAGTTTCGGTCACGGTAAAGGGAATGGCAGTGTAGTCATTGGAAGCAAGGATGGTATCGTTGATTCCGTTGACCGTGTTTCGGATAAACTTCATGTTTTCCTCCTTGTTAATGGAAAGCACTCATTGCGTCACTCGATGCCTTAGAAGCATTTGCGTTCTGCTGTGCAAGGCTCTTAGCAAACGCCACGCCCTCGCTGTCGGAGCCGCCCTTGCCATCCGCACCCGGAGGGGTGGGCATATCTTTCAGCAGAGAAGCCTTGTATGCGGTGTCGTGGGCAGTCATAAACTCCGACTGGAACTTAAACACCTTGTCCATGTCACCGTCAGCCAGTGCAGATGCAGCCTTGTTGGCAAGTTCAGCGTCATAACCCTGTGCAACGAACTTCTCACGGTAAGATGCAAGGGTCTTTTCCTTGACAAGGTTCTCCTTGTCGGCAGTCAGGGCTTCAATCTGCTTCTGCATCTCTGCCAGCTTGTCAGCCTGTTCCTGTGCAGCATTCTCGTCATCGGTACGCTTTGCCTTAAGCTGCTTCTTGTACTCAGCAGCTTCGCCGTTGGCTTTCGTCACGGCGTTGCGTAACTTCTCGACCTCTGCGCTAGGGTCTGCAACCTTTTCAAGCGCAGAAATGATTTCATCGGCGGTCATGCCATCTTTGTAGGCATCACCAAGCAACACATTGAGTTTCATATCGTTAATTTCCTCCTGCGTTTTTTTACCGTTGCTTCCCTGCAACGCTGCGAAATTTGTATCCCGGCTTCCCTGCCGGAATATGCAAAGGGCTATTCGCCCTCTGTTTCTTTATTGATACTGTCAGACTGTTCGTCCGATGTTTTGTTGGCTTCAACAACTTGTTCAGGCTGTTGTTCCTGCGGTTTCGGAGCTTTCCCGTCATCGCCCAGCTTGCCAGCGGCAATCAGGAAGGGCTTGCTCATTTCATAAGCAGCCTGCGGGTCAGGGAACAGACCGGGCGTAGTGAACGCCAGCTGCGGGTCAATCGGTTGCTGAATCATCTGTGCGAAAATCTGAACCTTGCTCTGCTGGTTATCGTACTGGCGGCGTGGCAGTTTGATGTTGATGTCACTTGCCATCAGCTTAGAACCAGCCGTGTCACGCAAGATTTTCAGCATCACAGACAGGCTTTGGCGTTCCGAGAACTTGAACATATTCTCGTACTGCTGTGCCCTTGCTTCGGTGTGATTCCAGCCGTTGCGGACGATAACTGCACCCACGTTGTCGGACGTTGCGTTCTCGCTGCCAGTGGCACTAGGCATGGCAGTTAGGCTGCGGTACACGTTCAACATGGAATCAAGCAGGGTCTGGCTCTGCTGCTGGTCAAGCTCGTTTGCAATCTGAGAAACAGAAGCGGGCAGACCAGAAGTGGATTTCAGGCACATTGCGCCAAGCTCTTTTACTTGGTCAAGCGCATCCTTGTCCACAAGGCAGTTGGTAAACACCATGATGGACTGGATGAACTGTGCCACGCCGTCCAAACGGTTGCTTTCAAGGTCGTTGATGGCATCCAGAACAGGAATAGCAGGCTCAAACAGACCCATGCGCTCCGGGTTCAGCTTGTATTCGACCATCGGCAGCATTCCAAGAGAATGGTTCTCCGATTTCGTAACCTTGCCGTTGTCGATTTCAAAGTACTGGTTTGGCGTATACACACAAATCAGGTCGTTCAGGTCGTTCTGATAATTGCGTGGGATATGCAACACGTTGGCGATGGGCTTATGACCGATGCCAGAGTTATAAATCACATACGCCATATCCGGGTCAGGAACATCCACCAGCAAAGGCGTTTCGTCTGGGTAGTTGCCGTTGTACCCCTTGTCAGGAAGAACAATGCGGTAACCCTGTCCGCACTCCAACATCCACTGCCAAAGCCGCCGATCAAGTGCATCCTTGCCCTCATACTGCAAAGCATTGGACAGGCGGGCGATTTCCTCACCGTCACCTGTTGCCGTTTCAGACCGCACATAAGAGCAGGGAGTGCCGCTCATGTAGCCTGTGTAGAAACCCACGCACTCGTTGGCATGGTTCTCTACAATGCGATTTGTGATTTCAGCGTGGTATTCCTTCGTGCGATGGAGGACAGACTGGCTACCCAAGTAGTAATTATGCAAAAAACGAATTTCGTTCTTGTTTAGCAGATGAATAGGCTCTGCCTTGCCCATGACCACTTTCAGCACGTTTGCTCGATTGATTTCCGACTCCGGCGTTTCAATCAGTCTGCGCCCGGTCAGTGGCTCATTCAAGAAGCCGTCAACAACTATTTGATACTCAGCCATGCGTTCCTCCTTTCCGGCAAAATAAAAAGCGCAGCAAGATAAACCCGTTAAGGTCTATCTCACTGCGCCAAAACTGCGCTTCAAAAGCTATTTACTTTTCCGGTGGATGGATGATTTTCACCCATCCTTCCCTTGTGTCTCCTTCGATAACACCCTTGCATCTGTCGCACTTGAAATGGTATCGTCCGTCTACTTCGCCAAGATAGTGGTTGCAGCGGACGTTCTTGTAGATAGGGTTCTGCCGGATACAAGGGCAACAGATTCTAACTAGCATGAGCGCTCCTTTCGTTGAATTTCTGGAAACAGGCTGTTGAGCACAGGCCTGTTAGAAGCTGCTGGGAAACTGTTCGCACTTCCAGCCGTGCTATTCTCCGCCTAGAGAAACCATTGCAGCTGTTTCATTCTGCTGTCGGACAGATGTTGGGCTGCAATTTTTGTGCTGCATAATGGATTTGAACCAATGTATATCCGGTTATGAGCCGAATGCTCTAGCCATACTGAGCTAATGCAACATAAAGACCCGGCTTGATTCATCGTTGCTCTTTGAAATGGTAAAATGTCCAAAAACCCATTTCATCGAGAGCCGGGAATAACGATTGGAGGTTATAAAAGGAAAATTTCCATGAAAACAAAAGTGAATCGTTGTGCTGCGTGACGGATTTGAACCGCCTTATTCTGGAAGTCAAGATTTCAAGGGCGAACCAGACCCCATCCAACACGGGACGCAACCTATATATCCCAGCAACGGGAAAGAGCGTGGAAGCCATTGCTGGGCAGAAAGGAGAACGCCTGCAAAGCATTCAGCTCTGAGCCGTAAAGCATGTAGCAGGCATCATGCCGGAGTAGCCGACTCCTTACATACATTATACCAAAAACAACGATATAAAGTCAATAAATTAAATTATACGTTACCACTTTTTTCAAAATGGCCTTTTTATAGGTTCAATTTTACTGATTCCGTTATACAATTCATCGGCAAGCTGTGCCAGGCTATCCGGGGCATCATCGTGCGGAACTTTGCCAAGCTGCGTGAACATCGTCACCTGTTCCATGAACGCCTTGTACTCTTTCGACTGGTGCTTTTCGTCAAGGAAATAGAACCGTTTGATGTCCGGCGCATACTGGATGATTCTTGACAGCTTGCTTTGGCCACTTGGCGCACGTTGGCTGCGGACAGAGCAGTGATAGCCCTGCTGCCGGAGCTGGCTGTCTACCACGTCACAGTATTCGTCACCGCCGTTGTTGGCTTCGCCACGCACCACGTTGATTTTATGCTGGATGATTTTTCCCACCACTTCCGGCCTAGTCACGGTCTTATCGCCATTGTTGAACACAAGGTCAGGGATGAACACGGCATCACCGTACACATAAGCGATAGGACAAGCCGTGAAGTCACCGCCACCCCATGCAATATCCATGACCATGAGCTTGCGATCAGGCTCTCCATCAGGCAGAACTCCGTTGAAATACCGCAGTTCATCGGCAGGGAACAGTAGACCTTCACGCACATAGGGCTTGCCCATGTACTTTGCCCACCATGTTGCATCGTCAATGCTGGCTTTCATGTCTGCATAATAGGCATCATCAAAGCCCACGCCGTAGTCATAATTGAAGTTGCTGTGTCCGTTTTCGTCCACCGCAGGAATTACCCGGAATCTGTACTTTGGGTTGTCCGCATACTGGTTCTGGATGCGTCCCAGAGGGTCAAGCACGTTCCAGCGTGTACCCACCATCAGTTCTAATGCACCTTGCTTTTTGCGGTCTTTCAACTGGTTCAGATAGGCATCGTACTTGTTGTTCAGGCGCTCAACATTCAGGCTTTCCTCCAAGTCCTCGATCAGGTCATCACTGTATAGAACGCCGCCCTCGCCGATTTCAACAGCACCAGTCAGAGTGCCGCCGATGGAACGACAGGTCAGGGTGGGGAAGCGCTTCTTTCGGTTCAGGTCAACGCTTTCGTCCTTTGCGCTTTTGTCCACAAGCTGAACGTCAGGGAAGATTTTGCCCCAGTTGTAGGTTACGGGGTCGGTGATGATGGACAGCACTTCGCCATAGAAGCCATTGGTCAGCTTGTCGGAATGTCCGCTCATAACCGATGCAACGTCAGGGCGGTTGCCCATCAGCCATGTGATGAAAAAAATACATAGCGTCGATTTTCCGACGCGAGCGGGCAGACTAACTCCCAAGAAGTCAATCCGCTTATAAAACAAGTCCTCAAGGTCATCTGCCAGCACTTTCAGAACACTGCGTCTCGGCTGATAGAACTTCTTTTCCGGCGCACGATTCCATTCAAGGTAGATGCAATAGCTGTCGAACACATCTTTTGCTTCAAACAGGTACGTCCGGCCGATAATGTCATAAACTTTCGCCACGTCCTCGCCTGTTTTCATCTTGCCCATCATGGCTGCGCAGATGGAGCGCAGCTCACCAGAGTGTTTGTAGGCATCGAACCGCTTGTCTTGCGGCAGAGCGTCTCTTAGGTTCACCACCGCCTGAAACCAGTCCTCGTAGACCTGCGCTTCGGTCGGATTCTGCTTTGCATACGCTTTGATGCTGTCAATGATGGCAATACACTGTTTTGGCTGCATAAAAAATAGGCACCCCCTACCTGAAAATGTAAAGAGTGCCTACAACTGCACAAAAATCAAATATTCGGTTTTATAATTTTACTTCAGAAAATTATTTACTAAAATCCATCTTAATAAATGGGTTGTGTAGTTTATTTGACTTCTTCTGCAAGCTGGTTGAGCCTGCGTTTCAGCTCGTCCGCATCGTAGTACAAGGCGTCTGCGATGGCATTGAGGATATCGGGCTTGTCGGTGTAATCGCGCAACGTTTCAATGAGCTTCAAACTCTGATCTGACAATTTTGCGGTTTTCATGTTGATTTCCTTTCGGTTTTATTCTCCCGCTTTGAAATTGTAAATCGGCTTAATATGTTTTACAATATCAACGGTCGGAGAAATTGCGTTGATAATCTCCTGTGCCGGTTTATAAGCCATCGGGCATTCATCCAGCGTAGATTCATCAGCTGATGTGGTATAAATTCCGTTCATCTGCTTTTGATATTCCTCAACGCTGAATGCTTTTTTAGCTGCTGTTCTGCTATATAGTCTGCCAGCACCATGCGGAGCAGAGAAATTCCAATCAGGATTGCCCTTACCAACACAGATAAGGCTTCCGTCTCTCATGTTAAGAGGAATAATCAGCTTCTCGCCCTCTCTAGCGGATACAGAGCCTTTTCGGATAATATCATCTGATTCATCAATATAGTTATGAACAGTTTCAAAGAAAGATGCATGGGTCAGCATAGAGTCAATTCCAACACCATCTAAAATAGTATGCATAATTCTTGCTCTGTTCATCCTTGCAAAAGCCTGACAAATCCGCATATCATTAAGGTAAGAATCACGTTCTTCGCCTTCAAGATAGCAAAGCTCATTCGGAATATCAGGGAACTGAACATCCAGCTCTTTGATTTTTTGCGAGATTTCCTGTTCACGACCCTGCGCTTTCAGTTCCGCAATCACACGTTCCGTAGCTTCTTTTCTTTTGTTCTTTCCTTTGATATTTGAGATGGCTACGTTTTGATGATACTCTGCGACTTGTTTTCCGAGATTTCGGCTTCCAGTATGGATAACAAGATACTGGTTTCCCTCTTCGTCCTCGTCCAACTCAATAAAATGATTTCCGCCACCCAAAGTACCCATGCTACGGAGAATCCAGTCAACATTATGTAGGCTATCTTTGCAATCAAGCTGGCTAAGGAAAGAATCCGACATTTTCTGCGATTCGTGAACGTTCATTCCAGCCGGAACTCGTTCTCTGATTACTTTATCTAACTTTTTCAGGTCGATATGTTCAATTCCGAGTTCAGCGACAAGCATTCCGCAGCCAATGTCCACGCCCACAATATTCGGAATGACTTTCTCGCCCAAGTTTGCCGTAAACCCAATTACGCACCCGGAACCAGCATGAACGTCTGGCATAATGCGAATTTTGCAGCCATCAACAAAGCTCTGATTGCAGAGCGTTAGAATCTGCTCAGACGCCTTATCTTCAATATTGTCTGTGAACACCTTTGCGGACGCATATTTTCCATTAATCGTTTTCAATGTATTCTCCTTTCTCATTCGGTTTTATTCTAGGTTGCGAACACTTTCACCTGTTCTGTTCAGCAATCCGATACCATGTCTGGCGGGTCACGCCAAGCTGCTTGGCAGCATCCGTGACCGTGAGAATGCGCTTCTCAACCTGCTCATGGAGAACGTCAAAGAGGTTGCGGTCATACTCGGTGGGCTTGCGGCCTTTATAAACGCCTTTCTGCTTTGCCACTTCGATGCCCTCTTGCTGGCGGTCGAGCATATTCTGTCGTTCAAATTCGTTGATGGCTGCAATCATCGTGAGCATCAGCTTACCGGTGGGTGTGCCTGTATCTAGGTTCTCTTTATCACTGGCGAGGTGTACGCCGTTAGCTTGCAGCGTTTCAACCATTTCAAGCAAGTCCTTCGTGCTACGGGCAAGGCGGCTGAAATCGTGGATAAACACGGTATCGCCCGGCTGAACCGATTTAAGCATCTTCTGCAACTCCGGTCTATCCATATTCTTGCCAGAGACCTTTTCGATAAACCAACGGTCAATGTTATGCCGCTTCAACGCTTCTACCTGTCGTGCCTCATTCTGTTCGACAGTAGATACACGAACATACGCTACATTCATTCAGAACCGCCGTCCTTTGCTCTTTTGGGGTATTCCAACCGGTAAAAATCTTCTTTGTCCTTTTTGATGGTTTTAGGACGAATGATAATTTCGTAGCCAAGTTCATCTGCAAATTGTGCAAATTTCTCTGCGCTCAGTTCTCCACGATTCAGCCTATCCGTGACGCTCGTTGCTGCTTTATAACCAAGTTTTTTTGCGAGAACCTTGTAAGTTATTTTCGGATGAGAATTTACAACCATGTCTTTAATAATTTCTGCGGCTCTCATTTTTTGCTCCCTCTTTCTTTTTGCTGGCTTCAGTATACCACAAACGTATTTATACGTCAAGCGTAAATTTACGTTCTATGTATATATAAATATACTATACTCTGTAAATACAGAGTATAGTAGTATAAGAACGTTAATCATTTTACACGAAAACGTGTATACGCTTTATTTTTGAGCCATTCTGAATCTGTAAAGTATATTTTCTTCAAACTTCCATATTGACAAGTGTTCAATATCTGGTATATACTATCATCAGCAACAAAGCGAGGTGATGAAGTTGCAGAAAGTAGCAGAGCCATCTAAAAACGAATCTATGCGTATGGTTTCGTTCAGACTTAGCGAAGAGGATATCGAAAAAATCACATTTTGCGCCAATGCTCTGGATGGAACCAAGAGCGATGTTGTAAGAATGGGGATTGATCTAATCTTCAACGTTGCAGAACGCATAAAAAAATAAGCTATCAGCACCCACCTACCAAAGTTTAGCTGATAGCTTATCCGTTACAAAAAGAAGGTACTGCACCACCAAGGGGGCAGTCTCCCTTTTCGGAATCTATTATACCAAAAAGGGCTGTTCTCCGCAAGAGTTAGGAGCAAAAAACATGAACTTTCCAACGAAAACCGAAGAATTTCTGAAAGCCTTCGCACACGGAAAAGAGCCGACCAGCGAGGACAGGGAGTACGCAGAAGCACTGGGCAAGCTGTCCGAACTGAACTACCGGGCAGGGTACGAAGCGGGAGTAGCCAAAAATAAGGGCTGAGTTTTGTGCAAATCTACAAACTTTTAGATTTTGTACAGATACCAGTACTACATTAAGCGTTTGCGTAATTGACAAGCCACAACATATTGCGTATACTGGTTGCACCCACATGAAGGGAGGTGAGTTTATGTACAGTCCTTATCTCGAACGCCACAATCACACGTTCACTGTTGCGCTGACCGAACGGCAGTTCCAGTGGCTGAAAGCCTATTGCACCGAACACAAGGTCGCACAGGCCGCAGCCATCCGTGACACGTTCTTTGAGGTGCATCCCATCCCGGAGACCGATGAAAACGAAAAATGATACGCTCGCTAAAGTTACCAGCCACAGCGAACGTATCATAAACAACACTGGAACAAGCTGTTCCAGCCTTATTATAGCAGGAATTGGCTTGTTCCGCAAGAACCATAGGAGTTTTTATGGAACAAAAGGTTAAATATGCTATCAATCTTATTAGCGAAAACGGACAAGTTGTCGTTTCCAGCCGTGAAGTGGCAGAGAACTTCGGAAAGGAGCACCGCAACGTTATTCAGAGCATCGAAAACATCAGCGCTGAAAATTCAGCCGTGACCCAGATGTTCTTCAAAACCACTTACACTGCCGGTACTGGCAAGTCTTATCCCATGTATCTGATGAACCGTGACGGCTTCACGCTCCTTGCTATGGGATTCACCGGCAAGGAAGCCCTTGAATGGAAACTCAAGTACATTGACGCTTTCAATCAGATGGAGCAGAAGTTGACCAACCCGGAGCCTGAATCCACGGAAATGCTGTTGAGCCGCGCTCTGATCGCCGCTAACAGTGTTATCGACACGGAGCGCAAGAAGGTAAAGGCTCTTGAAGCGGAAAACGCCAAGATGAAGCCTGATTCCGACTACGCAAAGGCGATGCTACTCTCCGATGAAAGCCTGACCACCACGCAAATTGCAATGAACTACGGCCTGACCGCTCGGAAACTGAACAAGATTCTTGAAGAAATGGGCATCCAGCACGTTGTGAACAAGCAGTGGATTCCATACAAGAAGTATCTTGGCAACGGATACGTTGTTGGTCATCCGATCGAGTTGCCGAACGGCAAGACGAAAGAGGTCACCCGCTGGACGAGAGCCGGTCAGAAGTTCATTTATAGCAAGCTTAAAGAAGCGGGCTATCTGCCTGTTGGTGAGCAGATTAGAATGGAGACGTGCTGATGGACTACTCGGAAGAAATGTTTCGGCTACAAGCTGAGAATGAAGAGCACAAAGCTGTTTTAGAAAAAAGCCATGAAATCCTTAATCAGGCATTAGAAATCATCATGCCAGAGGATAAGCGGTCAAGAGAAGTTGTAAGTGTAGCGCTAGCAACGTCCGTACAACATTTTTGCGAGGACAGCTATTCAATGGGATACAATGATTGTTTGCTCGACATTCTCAGGGAAAAGGAAGAAGTAAGCGCTCCTATCATGTTCCCAACACTTAAATCGTAAATAACCAATAAGAAAAGCCAGTGGTTAGAAAATATCTAGCCGCTGGCTTTTTTCGTTTAGGTCAACCCGCTGCGAACGAAGCGGAAAGCATAAATTCAAGGTAAGCGAAGATAATAAGCATGACAACTATAAGCACAACTTTGCCAGCACTTATATATTTTCTGTTTTTGCCGCCACATTCAGGACAGGTCTTAGCCGTTTTAGAAATCATGTGACCGCAGTGTTCGCAAGGAATCAAATCGCTCTTAGGCGTTTTGTTTTCCATTATGTTCTCCTTATTCATCCACGAGGTCTGCGTACTTGACTTCAATGCGAGGGAGTTCATCAGTGGTGCTGGTCAATGCTCTTGTGATTTTCTCAAGCCCGGTAAACTCACCATAGACGTTGATAATGTCATCTTCCAGAATCTTCACGGCATCGCCACCACGCTTATCCAGCATATAATATTCGTCATCGGCATAGAATCCGTATCCGCTGTTGTCAGTGTAGGTTCTCCACGCTTTTTCGCTACCGGAGAAGTTTGCATCAATAATCTGCGAGACCTTTACCTTGACTACAATCTTAGTTCCTTCATACTTTTCAGGATAACGGCACAGTTCCTTATAGTCCACATTCTGGCACTCTGCCTTGTAATCGTCCTCGCTGATTTCCGGCACAGACGCAACAGAAGAAGCGGTCGATGCACTTGCCTTGCCAGACGTAGCGTCCTTGTAACCTTCTTCAAAGCCCTTCTTGCCGCTATCGCTAGAGCCACCAATAGCAGACAAGACAATCAAAACAATGATGGCAATGAACCACCAGCGCTTGTAGATGGGCGGCTTGTTCTTACCGCCACACTGAGGGCAGACCTTTGCACTTGCGGCAATCTCTGCCCCACAGTGCTTGCACGTTGTCATTTTGCTTTTAGCCATTGTAGATTCCTCCATTTTCTATTTATATGGCACTTGCAATGCCATGTATCATAAGATATGCGCCACAAGCCATAACAGCCACTGCAATGATTATTTCCCATATTGAAGCGGCAATCTTTTCGTTTTTTTCTCTCTTTTCTTTGTTCTTGTCATTCTTTTGGTTCATTACAGATTCCTCCCTTTCAAGGCTTGTAAAACAAGTATAACACAGAACACAGACCCTTTGTAGGGGTCTTTTTGTTTTTGCGGGAAATTTTTGAGATTGGCAATAGGGGGTAGGGATATTTTGAGCAGAAAAGAGGGGGTGGGATACATGAAAACGCCTTTTTTGAATTTTTTCTACGGAGGCTATCGGCCCACCCCACCCCGGCGCCCACTGTATACCCCACCGGTGGAAGCCCCAGCCCCAGCGCACCCGGACGGGCTGCACACGACAGGCAACAGGACAGACCGCGCCAGATGCAACGCAGACCACGCAAGGCACGACACACACGCCAAAACGCTGGACACACTGCACCGGTCTGCACTCGATACCAGACAGACCGCGCCGGGACGATCGGACCGGGTGCAGGGCGCTGGACTGCCTGCGCAACGTGTCCGATAGAGCACGCCCAAACGGACAAAAAATAAAAACGTATAAATACGTCATTATGTTGCGTGTGCAACTTGACAAAAACGTAAATATACGTTACAATATAGGCACAACGTAGATATACGTTACGCCTACCAAATACCGTTACAAAACAGGAGGGCAAAAACCATGAAGAAGACCATCGATTATACTGCACTTGCAGATACCATCCGCGCCAAACTCAACGCCCGCCACGACCGCAGCGCATGGGATAAGGCCGTCACGCTGTACGCTCTCGACCTGCTGGACGATGTGCAGGATGGCGCGGACAACATGGAGCGCCTGCCCCTTGACGGTGCAGAGCTTGAACAGTGGGCGCTCAACGGGGCAAGTTGCTGGGAACAGTACAGTAACGACGGCTGCTCCCTCTGCTATAATGCCGATATTGCCGCCCGCGTCTGCACTCCGTCCGAACTCAAGCGCAAGCACGGCGGAACGTATGAGCCCAACAGCCGCGAAACGTGGCTTGACGTGCAAGCCCGCGCACTGTATCAGGCTTGCAACCGTATTCGCACCATCTGCCGCACCAACGGCCTGTATTGCAAGGGGGTGCAGTGATATGCTGGTACTCGATGCAACCCAGTGGGCCGCCCTCTGGTACGTGGGCGGCATGATCTCCGGCGCACTAGTTATGATAGCATTTCTTAACAGCTAACAAGGAGGGCAAAACGATGAAATACCATAAAATTAGAGGGGTGGACAAATCCACCTGCACAGCGGAGCAGAAAATTGCCTATAATATGGCGTGGTACATCTGGAATGATTGCCGCTATGACTGGACGGCCTGCCGTACCCGTATCGACTGGAGCGAACAGGAAAACGCAGCAATCCGGGACTATACAGACAACTGGCAGCGCAACTATGCAGAAAAGAACAAAAATTACGATATTGATAGCATATTTTGCGCCCTGCGTGCAGGTCTGCACGATTATTTGACAGGATCTGTGCACGTCTTTACAAGTTATCAGGATATCGGAGAAGCATTCCCCGCAAATTATATGGAGGCGTAAAAAATGACGACGTTTGAAGAAAAAGTGAACGCATACCGCGAAAATAAGCGGTTGATTGAAGAGCTAGAAGCGATGAACGACGCTGTAAAGGCTGAAATTATTGACATGATGCACGGCGCGCCGGAGATGGTGCAGGGTACTGCAAAGGCCATTTACAAGGACGTTTTTTCCGTCCGACTTGATAGCAAGCTTTTACAGGCCGCGCACCCGGATATTTATGCCGAGTGCAGCAAAAAGACTGTTTATAAGCGGTTCAGCGTGGTATGAGGGGGTGCGACGAGTGTCCTGCATCCTGTTTTTATTTTGGTTTTTTAGTGCCTTGTTTAAGGCCAGCAAGTGAGGAGGGCTATATACCACCCGATACTATGCACGCAAGGCCTGCCCCGGTGATTGCGTTGTTATCAAGGTCTGCGGCGGCTATATGATTATGACCGCCTCTAATTATAGCGTCTGGCGTCGTCAGCGCTGACCCGCTTCCCATTTCAACCCCGCCCACGCTGGCGGGGCTTTTCTTTTGCCTTGCATCTGCTGAGGGTGCAGGGCTTTTATTTTGCCATGCTACAATGCAGCCTCATACAAGCATTTACAGTGCGTTTTGTGCCGTCCATGCAGTTATACCACACACGCCACAAAACAGCACACAGGGCTTTACATGGGCGTTTCCTGCAATTTGACCAATCCCACCGCCCACAATACCAGACCGACACAAGCGGATATAATACCATCTGCGCCACGCTAAAGGGTATCACAGCGCCGCAACACCTCCAGCGTATACCGGGATACCAGCGCCACGCTGGACGCTGTACAGGCCAGCACAGCCGCCCTATTATAATAAGGTATATATAAGGGTGTGTCCCTTTTATGGATCCATTCCAGACAGTGCAGCATATCACAGACCATGCCAGCCCGGCGGGGTCTCGATGCTTCCCACGCCCGGCGGCTTGCAATCTGGCACCGGGTCAGCGGTCAGGGCGCACCGGGTCAGTCTGGCACCCTCCACCCGGCGGGGCAGTCCAGCGGCAGGAACGCGGCGGGCGGCGCGGAACCATTGGCGGCTATCGCCGCAGCTCTTTTCGGGCTTTCGCCCGATCGCTAATAGAGGTCAGCAATAGTCGCAGCGTTCCGGCTGGAATAGTCGTAACCAATAGTCGTAGTTTCTCCGATAAAATAGTCGTGGAATAGTCGTAAAGTCGTCATACGACTAGCTTTTGAAAGTCCTATATATAGTATAGTAACGAGCAGTTCGCTGATAGTCGTAGAGTAATAGTCGTAGCGTTTTCTAGCGAACCTTCGTCAAATAGTCGTGTGTTTTTTGTGTGAAATAGCCGTTCGCCTTTTAGGAAAAGAGAGGTGCGATAGTCGCTAAGTCATCCGACATCTCCCAAAATCAATACGTGTCAAGATACCTGTCAATTTTAACCCCAATCACATTACCTCAAATTCTTTAACCATCGTACTTATTATAATAGTCGTAAACAATTACTCAATCTTTTTAACTATTATTCTACTGGAATAGTCGTATCATTCGATTCGGTTCGTTCTTGTCCGATTTAATTACCGACAACTACAATAATATCATACCAACCAACTAGGATTATCCATTCGGTAAATACCTCAATACTTTTAACTATATAATAAGACTATCCAGCTGGTCATTCGCTTTCAATTTGTAATCAACCGCTCATACCGCTATGCAACATTTGTACATATCAAGCCGACTACAAAATGAAGTTAATTCTCCATGTGAAATAGTCGTAGACCATCCACCAGCCCGAATCTCACGCCAGTTCTCGCCTACGGTCTGCTCTGCTGGCTAACGGTCTGGCTTTGGAGATAGAGGGTTGTAGGGGGAAAGAACCAGTTTTCAATTTCGCATAACTGTTATTTATTCACTTTTGAACCATCGTGGCACACCCGGCTCCGTCAACGCGCGCCCGCACATATAACGCCCGCGGACGCGCTAAACACACGGGGAGGGAAAGGGGGAGCACGGAAGATGTTAGGGGGATTATAGGGGGTAATAGGGGTTGTAGGGGAAAGAGGGGGACAAAAGGGGGGGAAGAGGAAACAAGGGGGAAAGGGGACAAAAATTTGAAAGCCATTTCCGAAAGTGATAGTCGAAGCGTTTTTCGTCTCAATCAGTCCTGAGATTTTACAAATAGTCGTTGGCATCCACTCATCTTGCTACTATCATCGCTGGAAAGGCGTGTAGGAGCCTGTCTGCCGCGTTTTTCTGATTGTCCCGATAACTTTCACGTCTGGTCTTGAAAAGCCGTTTCCCACGCTCTTGCATCGGTCTGGTTGCTTGGTCTGGTCTGAAATGTGTCATCAGCATCAACGGAGAGCCGTCTACGAGCGTCTGTGGCGCGTTTTCGCGTGGAAGTCGATAAAGTTATCATCTAGCATCTAAAACGTCTTAAAACAGGCTTTCTCGTGGAGTTGGCAAAAACAAAAGACTGCCATTGCTGACAGCCCGTGTGCTCAGTCCATCCAAGTATACTCTTGGAATCGTTGAATCTGCTTGTTAAACGTAATGGGAAGGTCGCCTATCTCACCTTCCTTGTTCTTGCTCAGCCGGAATAGATACTTGTCGGGGTTATCACCGGACAGAAGAATGATTGCATCTGCGTCCTGTTCAATCTGTCCGCTCTCTCGCAAGTCGGAGTTGGTAGGAGTTGCTCCGGGCTTGGATGGATTTCGATTGAGCTGTGCCAGTGCCACCACGACAATGCCTGTGGTCTGCGACAGCTCATGCAGGGCAATGGATATAGCTGTAATGGCGGTATATCTGTCCTTTGCGCCTGTTTCGTGGATGAGTTGAAGATAGTCTACGAAGATGACTTGAGCCTTTTTACGGAGAGCCTGAGCCTTCATCCACGCTACGTTCTTTCCGGCAGCGGAGCGGATATATAAGGGCATCTTCATGTTCTTTGCCTGTCCGTCAATCTCGTTCAAACTGACCGCCTTATTTTTCACCGTGTCCAGAGGGCAGTATATCTGATTAGCCATCAGACGTGCGCCCAGCTTGCGTTTGCTGGTTTCTAGGCTGAAATAGTACACGGTGTAGTCCTGCTTTGCCATGCTTGCTGCTATTTGCAAGGACAGGGCTGTCTTGCCCGCAGACGGTCTGCCACCGATGATTATGAAATCACCCGGTGAGATGTGCAGTGCTTCATCCAGACGCTCTAGGCCTGTCTTGATATACACAGGCTTCTCGTCCATGTGAAGCACATAGTCGTTCAGCACATCCTCGTATGTCCACGCATCTTCTTCCTCAGCTTTCAGGCTCATCGCTTCGCCCATTTGCTGGTAAATGTCTGATAGATCAGAATAGTCGGTAAGCTCGCTGGTCATCTGAAATGCCAGACCTTGCACACGAGTGAGTGCGGCTTGTTCTCTGATAAGCTGTGCCCAACGCTGCATCTGCTCCCTGTCAATTCGTACACACTCTGATTCACAGGTTTGCACACACGCCAAGAGCGTCTGCTCTACGTCTGGATGTTGCGTGTTTATCTCGACTATATCTATCTTACCCCTAGCCGTCCAATAGCCCTGAACAGCTGCAAAAGCGTCTCTCAGCTCAGGTCTGAACAAGTCAAGTTCAAGGTCTGGTATGATTTCATCCACAACGCCCGGCTTGCAGAGCATCAGCGCACCGATAAATACCGTTTGAACGTCCATTGTCATAGTCTAGGAAACTCCATATCCGTACTTTGCTCGTACTGGTCGTCCTGTTTCAATGCGTAAATGTCCTGCCATCCAGCATATATGCTCTGGTCGAGAATGGCTTTCCAGTCATTCCGATCAAACTTTTCCAGCTTGTTGCAGAGCATCTGTTTTGCCCGGTCTGTCATAGGCTTTTTGATTCTTGTACGCATCTGTGCGAACTCTCGCAGGGATTCCAACAGGGCTTTATCGCCATGAGCAAAGTCGGAGAAGATGTCAGGTTTCTTCTTGACTGCACTCTCCGGCAAGGTCTTGACGTTCGTCTGACTGTCAGTTGATACTATGCGTTCATCGTCACCTGACTTTGAACTCATAGATGAGCTGACTTTCATCTCATTTATGGCATGAGGATGAGCTGACTTTCGTGTAGACCATCCTTTTGATGCAATATCGCTTCTTTTCCACTCTTCATCGAGCAGATGTTTAATCAAAATGAAACAAGATTCTGCTTTTTTTGAGTTCAAAGTTGCATTTTTTTCTTCAAAAACGTATGCGCAGATTGCATCGTAGAGTTCCAATTTCTCTTTGCTTTTTAGTGTGGAGATGGCTTCAAAGTAATATCGTTGGAATGTAAAGCTGTCTCGTTTTTTGTCCATACATATCCCCCATTAAAACAAACGATCAGCGTCAGGTTCACGCAGCCAGCCTTCGCCCGGAATGTTGACTATCTCATAATACTGCCGTGCAACGTAGATTGTTTTCTGCCCATCCTCAGCAATCAGACCGACAATCAGATAGTTACAAGCAGCCATAAAGAACCAAGGGTTGCTCTTGTAGGTCTCGCCTTTCATCCAGTTCTTCATCCTGTTCACGGCTTTTTCAATATCCTTGTCGGGGCAGTCCGGGTTTTCGTATGCAAAGAAATCCTCAGGAAATTTAAGCTTTTTCACTTTCTAAATCCCTCTCTCGTTCTCACAATTCGTTTGTAACCTTCATGTAACTTTGCGCCTTTACGGTATACAGGTCGATTGTGCTTCTGCTTGATGTAACCGCACTGCGTTTCGGACTGTCTGACAGCATTTGCAAGCTGTTCAATTGATGCAGCACATCGGTTCATCGCTTCTGTTAACGCTTCAAATCCATCCATATTTATCCTCCTTTGGCTTTTTTGGCGCATACGTCCAGTGCGTTACAATGTACCAATCACCATGTTCCAACGGCTCGTTAAATTCGTTTCTCCACGCTTTTTCCCCAAATTCTGGCGCATAGAAGCCAAGCCTCATTTGCCGCTCATAGCCGTCTTCGTTTTGGTAAATGCGTTTTACCATCAAAATCAGCATCGGAGCATTTGACGGTGGCAACTCATCCTGCACGAAATGCCATACATACTTGTCCATATCCATCACCTCATACCATCGGAAACGCCATCCAATGCGTCACCGTTACATCTTTCGGCAATCTCTCACCTATCTCATCCCAGAACTGACCGTCTGCATAACAGCCAAGAAAATATGCTGTCGGTGAGATTCCTTGCAACATTTTTCCATCTTTATCACGCCACGTTGTCTTAGCCGCAAGTAACAAAGGCTGCGTCCGCTCTCGTGGCGGTTCGCTTGCTGGATGCCAAAGCGTGTTAGCCATTGCCCTTTCTTCTTTCAATCTCCATCCCATACGCCGTCAGGACGCATCTTTGCAAATGCCAGCAGACCGTACAGGGCACGTTTTGCGTTGCCCTCCGTGGCGTTCCAGTAGTCGCTATCGTCCACATCATCACCCAAAGCGGCAATAGCCTTTTCTAACATCGGGATGCTTTCTGCGCCTGTTTTGCCATAGATGGAACGGATGCCCTTTCTACCCAACACATCATCACGACGAAAGCAATTTCCATAATTATAGGTGGTATTAAGCCACAGTTCCTTCGTTCCTCCAATGGGACGAGTACCGCCAGCAACAAAGTGCGTATCATCCACTTCAAGCGTTTCATGCGTTACAGGGTCGCACAGCGAAATATCATAGCTCATCTTTCCCCTCCCATTCCTTGCATCCACGTTCGTCCCACACGAAGTCTGCAACGTGTTCTGACTGGTCGTTCACACACACGCCCTCCGGCTCTGCGTACCATTTGCAAGAGCCACAGGACGGCTCAGATTTGTTCTCACAGGATTCTGCTGTACATCGGATAGCCTTGCCAGCAGAAAACTGCTTGATGCCCATGCAAGAGCAATGTTCGGTGGTGCAGTAAATGTCCATTATATCTGCCCTCTCTTTCTCCTTCTGTTGGCATTGAACCGTCCGATCACTCGCTTATACTCTGCATAACACTCCGGGCACAGGTCGCCTGTGTCCCTGCGCCATGCCCAGTCCTTAAAGTATTCGTCATGGTTCATCATCCTGCCGCCTAGAACTGCTCCGCAGCGGTCACACACTCGCTTGTGGTAGATTCCTCTGTCAGTTTGCATTAGTGCTCCTTTTCATCAAATTTCTTCTGCATCTTAGTTCTCAACGCTCCGATACGTTCCTTGTCGTCAGTGATAATCTCATACTTGTCGCCAGACCAGCCAAGCGGAACATCTTCCGTGTATTCAATATAGATTTTTTCCGGGTGCGTAGGTGGCTCATAGGGGAACGTCACGTTTTTGCGAAAACGGCTACTTGTAAACCATGTAAGGCCACCGTTGTCAGAATAAGCGATTGCGTCAATGTCATGTACTTCAATCGTGTTACCTTGTGCATCAGTGGTCTTGAATACGCTTGAGCATCGTTTATTTTGGAAGCATCTTTGCCCCATTTCGTCCGACACATTAACCCATTCATCATCTTCTCCAGTCAGCGGAGTAATAGGCTTAAAGCGCAAAAGCCGCTCCAGAATAGACATTGCATATCCAGCGGTAAATCCACTATGGCCTTGACTTGCAAAAAGTTCAATAATGTCAAGGATGTTCTTATTGATTGCATTCTGCAACCCGTCTCCATCTTTTGTAATACGTGCAAGTTCTGATTTTGCATATTCTACGGAACTGCTCATTTTATTTGTCCTCCCCAACGTCCTTGAACAGGATTTCTTTGTCGGCTTTCCAGTCTTTGATTTTGCACGGAATATCCGTACCGGGCACGGTCTTTTTCAGACCGTCCATCTGCCAGACGTTCCATGAGATGATAGCAGCCATGTTGCGAACCTTCCCAGCGTCAGGCTCTATGCCGAACAGCCACTTAAAGTTCTCTCGCCATGTCAGGAGCATATTTGCTCTTGCAAGCAACAGGCTGTCACCCTGCCACTCATAGCCGTATGTAGTCGTCGCTGCGTCCTCTGCCACATCGTGCCATGTCCAGACATTCCAATCAAACCAGTCGTTTACACATTTCAGTTTGCGGTCAAATAGCCCTTTCCGTCTTGGTACTGGAATCTTTTTGCCTGTTACCGTGTCGTATCGGTTCACAAGGAATGGCGCTTCTCCGCAGGTGATTTCAAGGACTGTCGAATGGATGTACTTGATAGGCTCTTTCTTCATATCGGGCATCGCATCGTTTTCTTCGCCCATGTCTATCATCTTTTCGCATACCCAAGAAGGAGCGAAAACCTCTGCTTTTGCTTTGGTTCTTTGCTTCTGCTCGTCCAGACGCTTGAGAACTCGTGGCACTGGCGGGCACTTCTTGATTTGTTCTAACGTGATTTCATCCGTAAAGCCTGCGCCTAGTTCAGGCGGTGGATCTGTCGCCCAGATGATGTTTTTGCCGGTAGTACGGTCTTTAAGCAAGATAAACAGCACCGCCGAAAGAATCGGGTCGGAGAAATCAACCAACTGTTGTTTCGTTTTCCGTCACCTCTTTGTACTCCACGTCAATTCCTTTCGGTAAAGCTGTCTGATACTTCTGAGCCAGCTGTTCTGCGCTCTGAGCATCGCCCAACGGCTGTTCAGGCGGCGCAACGGTGACTTCCACGTTGTCACGCATACCAAAATAGTTTTTAGCTCGGAAAATCCACTCTGCGGGGTTCTCCTGACCGTACATACCGTTGTATGCCCACATGGACTGCATTTGCAGAATCAGCTTTAAGATGTACTTCTGCTGCAAGCTGTCGTCACGGCGTTTGCCCGCCATAATCTGCTTCAGGCTCACCCATTCGATGCCCAGTACCAGTGCGATCCATTCCACCACAGGGGAGATTCTGGCTTCGATGCAAGCGTCAAAGAAGAAGTCAAGACGTTGCTGCACTTCAATCGGGTTGTTCATGTCCACGCTCGGAAGGTCGCCAAAATACTTGGCTGCAATCATTCCGATGACCTTCTTGTCCTCTTCATCACCGATTCTCGACTGCAAATCGCCCGTGTTCAGCATCTTAGACCTCGTGATTGCCAACTCCTGTTGTTCTTTCACCTTTTTACTCACCTGTGAGCGGATAGATTTCCGCTTGTTAAGCATCTGCTGTTTTTTCTTCTCACGCTCTTTCTCACGCTTCGCAGCGGCTTCTTCTTTCGCCTTTTGCGCCCGTTTCTCACGCTTTTTCTTTTCAGCTTCGGTCAGCGGCGGTCTGCCACGACCACGCTTCTGGGGTGTTGCCATGTATCAGACCTCCTTTGGCGGTTCAGGAAGATATGCCCAATGAGTTACATCTCCAAATACAATGTACTCGTCGTGCTCTTGCCATAATCCGTCATAAGACAAAAATGCAATTTCAATGCCGAACTTTTCTCTTTTTACGAGAACTTCTTTTTCTTTTTCGGGCAAAACTTTCTTGGCATCAAACCATATATTGACGGGCTCAGATTTTTCCAATACGTTGGCTAAATCTAAAAATACATCTCCAATGGTGTTTCTGATTTGTCCTTGTATGTATACGATGAAGTTTTTGCTATCCAAAAACGGCTTTGCTTCATTCTTTTTGTCAACGCCAACAGTTTTCCAAGCCGCAATAATTGGCTCAACATCAACCAGTTTCACACTCTCACCTCTTCATCTTCGTTTCGATGTTGTCCAGCTTCCATGCAATCCACCAGACGGAGCAGCAGTTGGACAACTGCTGCCACCAAGCGCACTTTTCTTTCTCACACACGCACCGACCAAGCGGATTGCTGGTCATCTTCATCGGGCAGTAAAGTTCGTTGTCCATTAGTCATTCCCCTTCTTCGCGAAAGGATTGTACTCACTAGGGTCTGCCTTATTCGCCCATTCAACCCACTTAACGACCTTTTCACGAAGTTCATCGTCAAGTAAAAATGGCTCACGAATCAAAATAATCTTTGGATTCTTCTTCATGATGTCTGCATTGGTCTTGATTTCATCATAATCAATCGAGCCATAAAACATCTTACTACGAACCTTGTCACCTCGACTTGAGATATGACGAGTAAACGATTCCTCACGGAATCTAAACTTCTCCGTCAGGTGCGGATTGAGTTTCAAGTCGTACTCCTGAATATATCCAATTTTCATAATGAATTACCTCCACCCCATCACAACAGCCGTACAAACGACAAGACACACGTTGACGAACAGCCAAACGATCATTGCCTGACGTTCTTCAAACAGGTTGTCTGCCGCGTCTTTGATTGTCCGTTCGGACTGAACTACCACCGCCAGCAGGACTAGGCAGACCAGCCAGCGAGTTGCAAATTCAAACATTGTTAGCTCCACCTTTCTCTCAGCTCTTTTTCGACCTGTTCTGACTTTGCAGTGATGTAATCCGCAAACTCGTCAGGGGTCATGTCCTCTTCTTTGAAGTTGCCGACCATCTCCCAGTACCTATCACCAATGCGGATAATTTTCTGCACCTGTTCATCGGTCAGGTCTGCATCGCACCGAAGGTTCTGAATCAGTGCGCCCCATGTGGCGGCGATGCCATCCAGAGCCATGCGAAAGCCATACAACTGGTTCTGCCGTGCGATTTTGCGGAGGTTGGTTGACTTTACCTGTTTTCCGCACAGCGGGCAGTTTCCAAATTTATTCATCCGGCCGCTCACTTCTGCTCTCCTTTCAGCCAGTCGTTCAGCTTTGCCATGCAAGAGGGGCAAAGAAACGGTTCATCATAGCATTCGCAACTCCAGTAGTCCCATGCGTCATGCACGTTCTTGTCAACCAGAATCACGGCATTGGGCTTATGCCTTCCCATCTCATCGGGCGGTTCAGGATTAAACACTTCTCCGCAGCGGTCACATTTCATGCTCATTCTCTTTCTCCAATCTCTTTAGCAGACCATCCACGTCATACCGCCAATGGACACGCAGCCTTTTTGCTTTGACCTCTATCCCCTCTTGCTCTGCCCACTGCCAAGGGATGCTCTTCCGGCTCTCGTTGTAACGAAACGCCAGAACCTTGCTGGCAGGGATTGCAAAGGTGCGGTTGACCGCCCGGTAATTGGCTATCACATGGGCAGTCTGACCGCTGTACCCCATTGCTTCTACCATGTCAGTGATGTGCTTTTCCTTGCGGTACTTGCACTTTGTTTTGTCGTACTTGCCGAACACCTTTTCCAGAGGGATAGAGGGCGTTTCTATGGTTTTCAGTTCAAACAGGTGGTTCATCGGGTATCGGTACACAAGGAAGTCGCAGATGTTGTCGATGGAAAAGGATAAGTTCTCGTTACCGCCGTAGTAGGTGGCAGCACTGTCTTTCAGGCGGTAGCACCACGCATCGGACGGGACGGATGCCTTGAAGTCTGCTTCAAACTGCTTGCCGACGTTCATAAATCAACCCGTCCATCGTTTTCTTCTCCATGTGTATGGATAAACATAAAGCGTTCCTCTCTTAATCATTCTTTCTGTCATCTGTTTTGCTAGCTCAAGGGATGATGCTCTGGGTGCGAAAATCTGTTCCGGGTATTTGATTTCTACCATCAATCCGTTTCGGATAATAGATTTTTCGCACGGATACTTGTAACCGTCTTTCAGGATATAGCCGACCATCTTCTTACCGCTATGTGGTTTGAACCCATACCAAATGCAAGAAAGCGGGCTACTTTCAAACGGAACCAAAATCTGTTTATTTGAATCAAATCTGCAATGGCTGTTCAAAACAGAAGCGATGTGTTTCATCGTTTTCTTTGATGGGTTTCTCATCCTCGTTCACCTCTAAATTCGCTTCCGAGAAACCGCTTCTCGCCTTTTTCCCGGTGCTTGTCCTCATAATCACGGTGGTACACGCTCTGGCTGTGGTTCAGCTCATACACGAATGCCTTGCGCTCCTCGAAGTCTTTCTTCTCTGCCTTGTACTTCTCGCAAGTGTCGTGGCAAGCTTGGTGACGTGATGTGCAGTTAAGACAACAGGTAATCATTCTATCAACCCCACTGTTCGGACATTGCATTTGCCACGCCCGGAAAAGTCTTTGCGCGGTTCCTTGCACGGTCAGTGGTAAACATTCCTTTATGCTGCTCACCATGCTTGTGCGAATAGGAGCCGGACGGGCACCATGTCGCGGTAGGTTCTACGATGTTTGTCGGGTGCAGCGGCGGTACACCGCGTTCCCACAGTAGCGTTTTCTTGCTGTATGGATGTCCGTACTCGTAGGGCTGGATTGCCTGCGTAGGCTTTGGGTAATTAAAAATCTTGCTGGGGGTAGGATTCTCAATCACCACTTTTTCGCAATCTGCCGCCCACACGGCAAGAAAAAGCGCCTTGCCGCACAATCCCTCATAATACCGGGAAAGATTGAGCTTTCCTCCCTTGTACAGATGTCTTGCTCCCGCGTTGCTCGTCTTTGTGCAGGGGACAAATGCGATAATCATATCCCAGCGTGGCACATCATGCTCGGTTCCGTCCATGGTCACGACCTGCCCCCCCTCAATAGCCTTTAGGCAGTCACCGAGAATGTGCCATTCTGGATGTCCACCGGACGGCTCAATCAGGTCGCACGAGTAGGCTTCATGACCTTTTGCCCGGAACGCTTTGCAGACTTCCTGCGATTCCTCACAGGCAACTAAAACTTTCATCTTTCCAAACGCCCGTCCAGCCAGATAGCACAGCTCTTATATAAGGTAGGCGGTTCGCCTTTTGTCCCGGTAGCGTAACCGTTAATCAAAAGGGAGCGAACCATCCTCGTCAATCACAGAGAAATCATCCGTGTTGCCCTGAGAGTAGCTTTGCAGTGCATCCTGCGCCCGATCAGCGGGTTTGCTGTCCGATTTTCCCCCGCAGAAGTCAACCTTGTTCGCCGTGATTTCCGTTACGGTGCGGTTGTTTCCCTGCTTGTCGATATACTTCCGGGTCTGGATGCTACCAGTCACCAGAATCAGGCTGCCCTTCTGGAACCACTTGGAAACGAACAGTGCCGTATTGCCAAATGCGGTGCAGTTGAAGAAGTCGGTTTCCTTCTGACCGCCGCTCTGGCGGTCGCAAGCAATGCTGAACGTGCAAACATCCTTGCCAGACTTCGTGACCTTAGCTTCGGGCGTGTGAACCAGACGTCCCTGAATTGCGATAGAGTTGAGCATTGTTTAGCCCTCCTTCGGCTGTTTCTGGGCACAGTCCCAACACAGGACGCGCCCAAAGCGTTTCTTCGTGCTTCTTGCGGTTTCCAGCGGCGATACGGTGCGGTTGTTGTACTGAATAGGCTGCAACTGCTTTCCGCAGCAAGCGCATGGGGGGATGGTTTCTGCCTCCGCTTGCTTTTGGACAGGCTTGCTTGCTCTGCTTGTGGTCTGCTTCTGGTACTCGTCCGTGTCAGCATCCTTTGTATCGTCAATGCAGAATAGACCGTTCAAAGCGTACTTTCTGGCGTAGCTACTAGACGTTCCAGTCACTTGCGCTGCATCCATCTTGGTTTTTTGCTCCGGTTCTCTTGCGTAAGCAGTAACCGTTACGCATCCACCATCCAGAGCTTCCACCTTTGCGGTCGCTTCTATGTAATGCCACCCCTCTAACACTTTAGGTTCATCAGAAAGGGTAAGAAGCAAACCGTGTTCTTTCAAAATTGGCTTGACTGCTTCCAAAATGTCCTCACAAGAGCGATACTTGTAACCGCCAAATGTGTTCATCTGCCCTTTGGGGGCTTTCAGCTCTGACTGAACAGCCATCAGAGCTTCATGGATTTTGCTGTTGTCCATCAGTTGTTCTCCTTCCTCGCTTCTTTTCTCGCTTTACGGCAAGCCGGGCAACGCTTAGGCAATGCCATGTTATGCGATTCGAAGAAAATGCGTTCTGCACGAGTAATCTCAAATGCTTTGCCGCAATCACGGCAAATTTTCTGAACGCTTGTGTTAGAATCGCACAATGCCCTAAATTCAGTTTCTGCAATAGCCTGCTGTTCTGAAACAGAATCCATGACACTTCTTACGAATCTATGCTTCGTCGCATAACCGTTTTTGAGCAACGTATCTTCCAGCACTGTTTCCTTGCATTTCGCGCAAAGCGTTTCGGTGCTGTTCGGAAACACTGAAAAAGGCTTATTTCACTTTTCACAGTGCTTGATTTCTTTCTTGTATTTGCTCATTTTTCTTTCCTTTCTTCGGCTTCATTAGGCTTCATTGTTCTTGCTTTGGCTTAATACGGCTGTACAGAATCAATCTCCCCAGCACACGGAATCCGCTTCATCTGGCCGCTGCCATTCATGTTCTTCGTGCGCTTTGGGTGCGAAGTAGTAGTCATCGGGTGGCTCAACCGCGCCGCCGAACCGATCAAAACAGCCGGAGCAATCGTACATTTCGTTCATTTTGCATTCCTCCATTTGTTGGTATGATGTGTTGCACGGCTGATTTTCTTGTTTTTACGGTCGTCATATTCGTTTTCCGCAGTAACGCCAAGTGCGCACATGACAAGTGCCGCAGCCAAAAGCGAAACTGAGAGAAAAGCGTAAAACAGCCCAGCTCCAAGCGTTGTTGCGTTTTCAATTAAGCCTCCGCAGCCAACAGACAAAATCGAGAACAAAATCCCAACTGTAACTAATATCGTCCCTTTTACGCTTTTCATTTTTCCACCTTTTTCAACACGACATCGAAGTAATCCGGGTTTGAGCCATCGACGATTGCGTATGCGTTCAGAACATCGCATATCTTCAAAAGTGTCCCTGTTCTGATTCCTTCTTTGTGCCTGGCTTTTCTTCTCCCGAGAATGCTGTCCAGTGTCGGCCTTGACACCGTGCTTTTGCGACAAAGCTCATTCACACGAATACCGCGTTCTTTCATGGCATCTTCGAGCGTCATTTTTTCTCACCCTTGTGCCCGAATACCCAAGCCGATGCGGCGATGGCTGCGGCTGCAATAGTGTATTTCGCAGCTTCAATGCCAACCATCACACCGATCTCGTTCATCAGCCACATATTCACAAGGAGGAATGCCAGGACGATTGCCAACGTCCCGGCCCAAATCAAGATGAGTTCAACCAACGTCTTCATACTCATTCCTCCCGTCCACCAACGGCGCATTCTGCAACTGTGTATTCGATTTTCTTACGCAGCATTACACAAACCATGCGGATTTCTTTCAGCTTCAAGCCGGAACGAATGACCATGCCATACATATCATTTACGAGCTCGTATGCTTTGGGGGACAGGTCATCCCGTACAAGCTTTTGCTTGTATCTTTTGTTTTTGTACATTTCTTGTAGTCCTTTCTGTGGATATGTTCTAGGCGGTCAGCTTCTCGGCTTTGCCATCGAATCTCCCGTTTTCCATAATATTTGCCGTTCATCTTTACCACCTATCAATCGTTCCAAGCTGTAGTCCAAGCACTACCTTGCCGTATGTTGTGCCAAGCTCCTTTGCCTTTGCTTCGATTTCCTCGATGGTATAGTTCTTATTCTTCGGCTTTGCCTTTTTCTGCTTCGGCTTCTTGTACTGGTCGCTTTTACCGCTTTCTCGATACTTCTTGCGCAGCTTTTTTTGTGAGTCTGCGTAAGCTGCTTTCTGGCACTCTGCGTGATACTTCTGGCAAACATTTCTTCTCACAAGTGGTTTACCGCACCAAGCGCAAGGAACCGGCTTTGCGGTTTCTTTACGTTTTGCTTCAGCTCGTTTTCGGTTACGTTCTCTCCATCGCTCCAAATTTGCAATGCTGTAGCAGGTGAGGAAGTATTTTCGATTCGCGGCTACCATTCCAAGAAGAGCTCCACAGCGCTCACAGTATTTAATCTCCATACTGCTCTCCTGCTTTCTTCTTGGCTTCCCGGTTGTGCCGTTCAAAGCACTGGTTGATGGATTTCTCCATCCACAGTACCTTGTTGGCATCGTTTCTGGACACGCCCGCTGCCATTGCAAGCTTCAACCTGCGTTTCCGGCTCGGTGCTTTGTAAAAGTACGTCACCAGCACTCACCAGCCTTATCTGTGATGAACTTCGGGACTTCCTTGCCTGTGGCAATGCACAGCGCAACTAGCTTTTCGACCCAGATGTCAAACAGGCTTTCTTTTGGCATATAGCACTGGCCAACAGAAGGCTCCTTAAAACTTTTCCAGATCGTCAGGCCGACAGCACCGTCCGTGACCGTCCATATCATACTGTAGCCTTCATTGCACAGGTTGTACAAAATGTCTTGTGCTTTGCTTTTGGCTTCGTGGATTTCAAAGAGATCCCAGCCCTTTTTGCTTTCCTCGTAGGCCTTGACCGCATCGTCAATGGCGTGGTGCGCTTCGTTCGGGTGTTCAAGGTCTACCTTTAAGGTGATAATCTGCTCCATGTTCAGCCCTCCTTATACCGCACCGCCAAACGCCTTATCCATAGCGTCCATGACAGGCTTTAAGCGTTCCAGCGTGTTGTACTTCTGCTTGAAGCTCTGTGCATCCCGGAAAGCGTCTGCCATCATCTGACTGTGCAAATCCGGGTGTTCCAGAACCTCTTTCATCGGCATATAAGACCGAACAGGCGGTTCATCCGGCGCAACCACCGTAACGTTGACGTAGGCTCTGACAGGCTCCTGCGTATCCTCGCTGGTGATGCGAATTGCTCCAATCATGTGCCGTGCCTGACCCTGACGGTACTTCTCGGCGGCAACTTCGTCTCTCCACTCGAAGTCGTTATGTAGAACCGATTCCTTCGGTCTAGCATAATCAACAACCAGCTCCGGCGTTATCTTGCCGCTGTTCTGCCGGATTTCTTCAAACGCACCAGCGGCTTCATCGGCAGTTGCCTTGTAACAGCACTTGTCGTTCTTCCACTGATAACCAGTTTTAATGTTCATTTTTTGCTCCTTTCTAAATTTTTGGCTCCATGCCAGCCTCTCCCTAACAGGCCACTACTCTCCCGAACCCGCCTGAACTTGCCTTGACAGCCCTACCACATCGCAACTCAACGCGCCAAACCACATTGCACCTTACCGGGCCTGCCAGACCGTTCCATACATATCCGCAACGTGACTAACCACGCCAGCCGTTCCTCTCCGTTCCCTGCCTTTCCTGAGCTTAACTTGCCATACCTTAACAGCCTAACCTCGCCGGAACCCAACATAAACCGCCTAGCCTAACCAGCCTTAACGAACCTATCACTAACGTTCCTAAACAAGCCGAACCCCGACTGCCTAACCAATCCTTTCCCCGACCTGCCATAACTCGCCTTGCCAGCCGTTCCATTTCAAGAAGCGTTATTCGCTCAGTTCAACATGGAATGCGCCCCAGCTACCGCCCTTTTCAATGCGCCACTCGCCAAGACCGCACTGGTCACCACCAGCGTTCAGCATATTCACGATGTCTGACAGGCTAAAGTTGCCGTTCTCGTTGAAGGAGATGGTAACGTCCATGTACCAGTTGGCGAACTCAGGACGATAGCGCAGGTCTGCGGTTCCCATGCCGATACGAACAGAATCCTCACGGCCTACGAACTTCGGTTCGCCTTCCGGCTTGAAGGACTTGATTTCAATGAACTCAGAACCGTTGTCGCCGAAAATCATAAATGCGCCACGAGCGGAAACCTTATCCTTCGTCCAACCCAGACGAAATGCAGCGGAAACAGCAGCGGCCTTAACAGCGCAAGCGGGGAAGCCAAACTGCTCAGATGCTGCGTACTTGTCCAGCAGTTCTTCCGTCCAGTCAGCGTATGCAACGTCCGGCTTGCCGTTCATCCAGTACAGTGCTTCGGCGATTTCGCCGTAGACGTTCTTAGCCTGCTTCTTGTCCTTCTTGAGCTTCGTACCCTGCTGAGATGCAAGCAGCTCTTTCTTTGCCTTCTCGCTCCATGCGTGGACAATCAGCGGAGAATCGCCGATAATGCGGATTTTGGCGGTTTTCTTAACAATTGGCTTGATGCAGACAACAGTAGCTTCTTTCTTAGTCATTTTAGTTCTCTCTTTCTTTTTGCTTGTTTGCTCAAATGCGTTTGCAGTCACATCTGAGGTTCGTTTTCGGTATTCTGCTCGATTTCAAGAATCTTGCAAATACTCTGGATAATCTTCTCCGGCTTTCGCTCGCCGCGAAGAATCTTGTAGAGGTACGAATCGTCAAGGAACAATCCAGTATCGCTTTGAACCGCCTGAATCAGCTCCGTTTGCTTCATACCTCGCTGCAACAGCTTCATCTTCACTTCCAGCTCAAAGCCAGAACGGAAGTTTTCTTTCAAAATTCCACCTCCATTTGCTAAAATCTATTGACAAGTACGGAAAACTGTACTAATATAAGGGTGTAGAGAGTTTATATTGTACAGCGTTCTGTACTGCCCATGTCTGTATTATAGTACAGACTTCTGTACAAGTCAACTCTTTTGTGCAAAATTCTGTGCATTTGTATACTTGCACAATTATTGGAGCATTCTTATGTCGGACTTGTACAGCAACATTCATGCACTTTGCGAAAAAGAGGGCATCAAAGACGGAACCCTTTGCAGCAACATTGGGATTCGCCGCAGCTTTCTTTCTGAATTGAAAGCTGGAAGAACTAAAAGCCTGTCCACAGAGGTTCTTTCTAAGATTGCAGCTTATTTCAACGTATCAGTGGACTACCTTCTTACTGGCAACCAAAAAGAAAACCCGCCCCAGCAGCCGCAAAGTGAAGTCGATGCAGCAGTGGAACGGATTAGAAGAAAACTTGAGTCCATGCCGAAGGAACAGCGTGAAGCGCTGATGAACCTGATCGAGAAGATGTGACGTTCACGCCCGGTAAAATAAAAGAATCCCTTGTGCCGGGCTGGTATAGCTCTGCGCAAGGGATTTTCTGTTATTCTAGGTCTAGTGCTTGTTCCGCTGCCGGAATCTTTTCAGGGTGTTCCAGCAGCCATGCAATAAATCGGTCAATCTTGGCTCTTTCCTGTTCACTCATTGTGGCATATCCTCCCGATTGGTAAGTGCAGATGTTCATTTGATACGATTATACATCTTTTAGTTGTCAAGTCAATGTATTTTTAACAACTTCGTAAAAATCGAACGTTTTCTTCACATCTATTACTTCACATCAGGAAAGCCGCGAGTGTTCAAGTCAAAAGGGGCAACGCCTATCCATCTTTCCTCCAATCACAGCTCTACGAGCTGCCCGTCAATGCGTTCGATACTGTCTGCCGGGTCGCGTCCATCGTCTAAGGCGGCTACGGCGCGTTCCAGAACGTTTTTTGCTTCTTCATAAGCAAACTTATCAGCATCGTTGTTCGCAAGGTTGTAGACCAGCTTTAAGGCGGTCTGTCGGGCATAGGGAATGAGCATGGTGTCAATCTGGTTCATACACTAACCCTCCCACGGTTTCGGCGTTTTGTTTTCGTTCGGTTCAGATGCGGGCATACCGTCAATGATAATCATGTTGTTACCTCCTGTTTTGATTGTTTTTTTCGATGGTACAGTTATAACACGGGCTGCTGTTGGTTCTCCATAGCAGCTTTTTCCATTTTTTGGATTGTCGAATCCAGCAGTTTTGTCGGATTTTGTTGAAAGGGTGAGAATTTATGGATGAATATTTAGTAAGAACAGCTAAAGCATTAGAAATAGCTCGAATGCGTTCCGGATTGAGCCAGCAGAAATTGGCGGCACGGATGGGCGTGAATCGTGGCACGATAGCAAATTGGGAGCAAGGTCTGGCAGCTATTTCCCTTCCGATGGCTATGCGCTGGTTCACCTGCTGCGGCGTATCGGCGGCTCGATACATAGACGCTTGCATTCACCCAGGGCTACTGGAGCATCTGGAAGATGACCTTTCCGATTTGGAGAAACGGCGGATTCTCATAGATGCCATGATGGAATGTTCTTCCTATGAGATAGATGCCTTGCTGTACATCCGGTACGGAGATCACGGTTCAGACCACATCGGCGTTCTGACGGAGATTCTGGCAAACCTTCACACACCGCTCAAGGACAGGGTCGCTGTCTGTCGGATGGTGTCTGGTAGCTATGAGATGGCACAGGCTACCGGAACAGACCCAGACCCGAACGGAACCGCCCCAAAGATGGAAATTCTCTATCAGGCGCAGGATGCTGGAACGGAAGCTGCTATGAAGTCCAACGATTCCTATACTGTGAATCCAAATAATATAAGCGGCTGATTGTCGAATTATCGAAGTTTTTACGGTATACAGGGGGACGTGTTCCACTTTTTGTACACAATAGACCTGTTATAAATATAGTTTTGGGTTGTCATTTTGTCCTCCATAGAGTCGTAAATGGTGGATTTTTGCGGATGTAATTAACGAACTCGCGTGAAATTTTCGTTCGTCAAAGCGTGACTTGTCAATTCGTCCCCTATTGATGTAATTGCGCTCCATTTTCTGTACACGATAGAACCGTCAGGTAGATTATAGGGCTTGATGGACGTTTTTTTATTCAGCAAAAGAAGTTGTCGTTTTCCACAATCTGCCCGTTGAAGAGAAGAAATTGTTGAAAATGTATCGTCGTCACTATTTGATGATGATTATTTATCTCTTGTTTATCTCTTGTTTATATATATAGTAAGAACGTGTACAAAAAGTGGAGCATTGTGTACATAAAGTGGAGGAACGTGTACAAGAAGTGGAGTGTATCGTGTACAAAAAGTGGAGCATCGTGTACAGAATGTGGAAGTCGATTGTTGAAAAATAATTGTGTACAGAATCATTGACGTGTACACGATGCAGTGGTATAATAGGGTAGAAGAAATGAGGTGATGCAATGCCAGAATTGACAGGAAACAATCTTGTCGAAAAGAGCAAGGCATTGATTTGGGCGAAGTTTACGGACTACACAGCAGGCGAGCTTCGGCTGCTTGAGGTCTATCTGAGCCGTATCAATCCGAGAGACCCCGAAAGCTCCAACGTGTCGTTTACGCTGGCTGAATATTGCAAGCTGCTGGATTTGAAGCTCAATTCAAAGAACTTGAAGTCTCAGGTTAAGCACTTTTTGGGCAACGTGGTTTCAGTGCCATTGAATGCAGATGGAACAGAATATGTGATGTATCCGCTGTTCACAAAGGCAGAGGTCAAATTCAATCGAGAATCCTTGTCCTATGACGTTTCAATCAACTGTAATCCTGACTTGCGGCCTGTGTTTTTCGACATTGCAAGAAGCGGTTACGTCAAATACCGTCTGCGCTATACGATTGGGATGAAGCAGCAAGCATCTATTCTGATGTACAGCATGATTCGAGATTGGATGAATCGCTCTCTAACATCGAACAAGATTGGTTTGAAGCAGTTGCGTGACCACTTGGGGGCAAACGATGCAAGTTATGACGACTTCCGAGCTTTACGCCGCAGAGTTCTTGAACCAGCAGTGGAAGAGATCAGCAATGTTTCAGACATTGTCGTTGACTTTGAAAAGATTTGCACAGGGCGAAAGGTAGTAGCAGTTGAGTTCCGATTCGGGTACAAATCCAAGCAGCCCGTCATAGATGCCGATTCTAGCGAGGTTGATTGTGAGACGGCTAATTCCAAGCCGGAAATCAAAAAAGCTGCCAGAAAGCCCCGCACAAGCGGATACGAAGGGTACGACTGGTCTGTGTGCGATGCGCTGTCGGTTCAAGAGTGTATCGAGGTCGCAAAGGTAGTTGAGGTAAAGATGATGGAAGAGCATCCATCTATTAAGCTACCAAAGCGGAGAGATGCAGTCTACGACATTGTAAAGGCCGCGTGTGCAGATATTCTTTCAATCAACCGTGACCCTTGGCCTGACCATCCGAAGCGGTATCTGATTGGTAGCTTGAAGAAAGACGGCGCGATTGAAGAGTATCTTCCGGCATTTTATGAGATTGACGCACTGCAAAAGTAATCAGACATAGAAAATAAAAGAAAGAGTGATAAAATGGCAAAAATTATAGCTGTCGCCAACCAGAAGGGCGGAACAGGAAAGACTACCACAAGCACCTGTCTGGCTGGTGCGTTGCAGTTGCTTGGCAAGAAAGTCCTGCTGGTGGACTGCGATGCCCAGTGCAACGCAACGGACACCTATGGCGCACAGACAGAGGACGTATGCACCTTGTTTGACGTAATGACCCGGCAGGGCACAGTAGAGGAAGGAATCCAGCACTGTGAAGCTGGGGATATTCTTCCGTCCGACAGCGCATTGAAGGACATTGACGAGCAGCTTGTCCGGGACATGGGCAAGAATTTCAGGTTGCGAGAAGCCCTTGAAAGCGTGTCTGAACAGTACGATTACATTGTGCTGGACACTCCCCCGCAGCTTGGTCTTGCGCTTGTGAACGCACTGATCGCCGCCAGCAGCATCATCGTTCCCATCACAGCAGACCGTTACGCACTGGCTGGTTTGAGCCAGCTTTCACAGACCATTGGCGATGTTCGCAGATACTTCAATCCGACTTTGAAGATTGAAGGTCTGCTTCTGAACCAGTACAAGAGCCGTGAGAACCTGTCCAAAGAGGTTGTAGAGCAGCTTCCTGTGATTGCACAGAGCATGGGCACAACCCTGCTGGACGTGAAGATTAGACCGTCTATGGGCGTTCGTAAGGCGCAGGCAGAGCGGCACAGCTTGTTTAGCGGTGACACGGCAAAGAGTACCAGCGCAGAGGATTTCAAAGCGTTGGCGCAGAAAATTGTAGAGGGAAATAACAATGAGACTGATTGACGCAGACAAGCTAAGGGATTATTTGCAAAACCACTACAACGAAGTTGAAGCACTTCACCGTCCGAATGACAGCGAATATCTTTGTGGAATTGGGACTTGTCTTGATTCTATTGACGCAGATAGCTTTGATGCGCCAGACAGCTATCCGGCATGGATAAGCGTGAAAGACGCTCTTCCGTATACGGAAGATGGAGATGAGACGGTTCTTGTGTCAATTGCGGACGTGGACAGTTTTCCGCTTGAAGAGGTTGAAACTGCTGTTTACGACAGAAAAAGCAACGCTTTTTATCTTAGTAGCCACGAATATGTAGGCGCAGTGGCGTTTTATTGGCCAGAAGATGGATTCTATTATTTTGAAGAACAGGATTCGCATATAACCCATTGGATGCCGAAGCCGAAACCGGCGAAGCAAGAGAGGAAGGACGAAGCAAAATGAAATCAACCAGCAAAAAATCCTCAGGCTTGCTTGGCGGGTTTGATTTTCAGCCTATTTTTTCGGAACAGACATTAAGCCGAAGTGAGCCAAAGGAAGAAGAAGTAAGCCAAGCAAAGCCGAACGAAGTCAAACAAGCACCGATTAAGCCCAGTGAAGCCACAGACAGTCATGCACAGCCTAATGAAGCACAGTTAAGCAATATTAAGCCGAAGCAAGCCAAAGACAGCGAAACGCAGCCGAATAATGCTGTAGTAAGCGAAAGCAAGCCGAAGAAGCTGAAACAGGCGAAGGAAGTTCAACGTCTTATCGAACAGAGCGATGTTCCCGGTGCACTAGCCGAAGCTGGCTTGACAAAGAAAAAAATCCCGATGCCGGAATCGCATCAGGGCGTTGCAAGTGGTGATGGCAAACGTTCAAAACGCATTACCATACTTATGAGCGAGGAAGAACGTAAGTACATCAACCGTGAAGCAAGACGACACGGAATGACGATTGGACAGTTCGTTTACGCTCTAGCGGTCGCAGCGGCAGAGGGGAAGATTGAGTTGGAGGATTTCTTGGATGAATGACGTATGGATTGACATCGGGCAGAAATATGAAGCAATGGCAAATATGGGATGCAAGCCTTATGGCTTCAAGCGAGTTCCATTAAATTTTGTGTTTGACGAAGATAAGTCGGTGAAGTGGAACAAAGAACAAGCGCAAAAGAGCAACGATGATTACGACAATGAAGTTAAGCGACTGAATCAAGAAAAAATGGAGCGTAGGGATGAAATCTACGCAGAGATTTATAAAACAATTCAAGAAGAAGTCGGTTTTGGGATTTCAGAAAATAAAGCGGCAAGAATTTGGGAGTACGCTTACGATAAAGGGCATTCAGCAGGATGGTATGAAATAATCGCAAATTTGGAAGAAATTGAAGAACTTGTAAAGTTCGTATTGGATAAAAAGAACTGAGTTGGGGGATTTGTTAGATGAATGATAGTGAGCGACGCCTCATTCGATTTGTTTGCGATGGCGATATGCGAAACGCGCAAAAAGCCGTTAAAATCATTTTGAATTCTATATCATCCAAAAAAGATGAGCAGTTCAAAGAAAATATGTTTCGCAAATTGGAAAGCAAAAGAGAATTTATTGAATTGCCATATAACTTACAGCATCTTTTGATCGCAGAGAATACAGAAGAATTTCCAGAAGCAAGATTTCTTCTTAGGGACGAAGAAAAAAGTATAACGCAAAAAATCGTTGCTATTTATCGAGCATCTGAAAAATTGAATGAAATGGGCATTCCTTATTTGCCAGCATTGATGCTTTATGGGCAAAGCGGATGCGGAAAAACCATGCTAGCAAGGTATATCGCACATAAAGCAAAACTTCCGTTTTTGAGGATTCAATTTTCAAGTCTAGTTGATTCGCACTTAGGGCAAACGCAATCAAACCTTGCAAGAATTTTTGATTATGTGAGAACTGCTCCTTGCGTTCTTTGTTTTGATGAAATAGATGCGGTCGGGATGGCTCGTGGGCAAAAAGATGACGTTGGTGAAATGAACCGTGTGGTTATTGCGATTATGCAGGAAATGGATAGATTGCCGAACAATGTCATTATTATCGGAACGACAAACCGATTTGATAGGCTTGACCCTGCCCTTGCAAGAAGATTTCCGTTGCAATACGAATTAAAGCCGTTGTGCCGTGCGGATGCAGAAATACTTTCTAAAAGGTTCTTTGAATATGCAGGAGAGCAATATGAAAACATAGTTTATGAAGACCACGTCCCTGCATCTACGGTTATCAAAGAATGTACAGAACGAATTGTAAATCAAGTTCTGAATCAAGAGGATTTCTTGGAGGATTGACGTATGATTGTTTATAGACCTCATCGTGGTTCTTTGGAAGATGCCATGAAAGAAGCAAAAACTTTTCTAAATGAATGGCAAATGAAACGGTATGTTGCAAATAACTGGAATCTTGCAATCGGAAGAAAAGTATTAGACCCCGAAGATATTATTATCGACAGCGAATCAACGGACGATGACCGTGTCGGTTGGAAAAATGTCCACATGGTTTGTGCGGCTCGAATCGGAAATGAAGATTACATAAAGAAGTACTGCAATCCGCAGTGTATCGGGTATTGCGCTTACGATGTCTCAAGTGTAAAAGAATACTTAACGCCGAAAGAAATAGGAGGCGAAAACTTTTATTGGGTCAAAATCCAGTACGATGATTACGAAAAGTGCAGGCACTTCCAAGCACCGTTCGTCTTGTTTGCAAGCAACAAAGAAGAAGCAAAGGAAAAAATCGAGCGAGAAGTCCCCGGCAAATTCTCCATCGTTGGCATAGTTGAGCTTGATAAAAGCCTTGTGTTCCATCCACAAGACTTATTTGACATAAAAGCCAAATCTGTACTTTGGGAATAAAAGAACCCCTGCGTAGTCGGTAAAAACTACACAGGGGTTCTTCTTTATTTATCAGCAATGCAATCCCAGTAGAGATATGCCTTGCCGTCTGAGGCATCTGCATCCTCAAGGAACGCCTTTGCCATGTCAGCGTAGAAGCCCGGAGTGTCAACGGACTGACGCTTTGCGACCTGACAATAGTCCGAGTACATCATGTTCATGACCGCCCAGAAATCGTTCGGGTCGCAGTTGATATTGCGCTGTTTCGCAACGTCCTGCGTCTGCTCCAGCGTCCAGTGACAGCCTTTTGTGCCGTCAGCGTTCACCATGCTGTCGCACCATTCCTCCGCTTCATCGTGGGTGAGGTGCTGGCGTGGCATCTTGATGGAACGGCTGTCTGCACCGCCACGTTCGTACTGCCCAGACCGTTTGTCCCAGTCTCCGTTCTGCGAGAAGCCGATTTGCGGAATCTTGCGCCCATACTCAACGTCAGGGTAGCGGGGGATAGGGTAGGGGTCGATGTAGCGGTTCTCTTCCTGCGGATAATAGGGATAGCGGTCGTTGCCACCTTCCAGCTTGCGCAGACGGCGTTCCATCTCACGCTCCCTGCGGTCACGCTCTTCCTCAAGGCGGTCACGATCCGGCTCACGGTTTTTGTCGTGTTCACGGAGCATCATCATGCGGCGAAAATTAGTCTTGCCCATAATCTATACCTCCTCAAGAAATGGACGCGGGCGCACCGGCGTGGGAACGACAGAAGCAGCCAAGATATTTAAACGTGCCTGTGCCGGTCGCAGACGTTGCAACGCGGGTAGCATAGCGGGTGCGAGTGTGGATGCTCTCAGCGGTTGCCTGAGCACAGTTACAGTCGGTCAAAGGGTATGCGGTCGTACCTGCACCGATGGTGATGACAACAGGGGCGTTGATGGTGGTCGTGTCCGGCAAAGCCTGAGCAATGACCAGACAATATTTTTCTCCTGCTGCGTAAGAGCCAGCAGGAATATTGATGGTCAGAGTATCATTGGCGAAAGTCACCGACTGGCTCAAGACCAGATGGGGGCAGAGTTTGCAGCTTGTTTTGCAAGCCATAATGTTTTCCTCCTAAAAAATCAGGGGCAGAGGTGTCTTACCCCTGCCCCGATGGTTCACCCGGTGTTATCGGGGAGTGTATTGGTTAGCAGCAGCCGCAGCAGTTCACGCCCAAGTTGGGGTTTGCCACCTGATAAGCGGGAATCGGACGAGGATTCACGCGATTCAGAATGGTGTCAGTCTGCTGAGACATCACGGTGGTCAGAAGCGCATTCTGCCGATCCTGAGAAGCGGCGAACTTCAGGCTCTGGTTCTCAGCGGTCAGAGTGGCAATCTTGTCCTGCGTGAAGTAGTCCATCATGCTGCGGAAGTTGGCGTTGCAGTTGTCCACGATGGCGCGGGCATTGTCTGCGATAGCCTGCCGGGTGGCACAGTCCTCCGTTGCGATGGTGTACTTCAGGTCGCCAATCAGCTGCTTGTTCTCGCAGCAGCAAGACGCCAGCTGCGTGGCAAGTGCGGTCTGACCAGCCTGCCGTGCGTTGCCCTCCTGCATGATGGCAAGGCTGATGGCGTTGTCGCCGTTAGACACGCTGCGTTCCAGACCGTTCACCAGCTGTGCGTTCTGGTAGCCAAGCTGACAGATGGCACTGTTCACGCCTGCAAAGCCGTTTGCGATGTTGGTGTTGACGCCGTTCATCTGCGCCAGCTGGTCATAGCCCAGAGAGCAGATACCGCTCTGGATGCCCGCCAGAGAACGGGAGGTATCCTGCTGATAAAAGCCCTCAGACAGAGCCGCACGAGTGTCATTACCTCCCTGCCCGGTTGCGCCAGTGCCGACCAGATAGGGGATGTAGGCGTTCATGCCGTTGTCGCCACCGTTGCGTCCGTTGCCGTAGTTGCCCCAGCCGAAGATGATGGCGAGGATGATAACCGCCCACAGACCTTCGTTGCCGAAGAATCCGCCGTTGTTATTGCCGCCGTCCTGCCCAGCCAGATAGCCAGTTGCAAAATCGTCCATAACAAAACTCCTTTCAGTTTTGCGTATGCTGTCCCACCGCCGTATGCGATGGGCGAAGCCAAACAAAAGCGGTTTTTGTCAAGTCCGCAAAACTGAGAAGCGTTTCGCTTAGAGGGATGCGTTATCGGGGCAGCGTCAAATTTAGGACGCTTGCCAGCTGGTTCAAGTCGATGCCGCGCTCTTTGGCGAGGTTCTGCGCCATCGTTCGGAGCTGTGCTTCATTCTTGCCCTGAATCAGGTTTAAGCCCTGCATGATGGGTGCGCTCTGCCCGCCCAACTGTTGGATAAGCCCCATCGGGTTTTGCCCGGCGCGAGCCAGATTTGCAAGCTGCATGATAGGGCTGTGAGTAATCATATCAAACGGAGAGGGCATCGTTTATTCTCCTTTCTTTGCAGCGGTAGCGGGCTTCGAAAAGCTCTTCTGCCACTTTTCCAGTTCATCCAGACGGTGAACGAGGGTGTTATACTGCTCAATAGGCACATACTGCTGCGTCGGTGCAGCGGTCTGCTGTGCCTGTTGCGCTTGCATTTGCCGCCATGCTTCCGGGCTGTAGAACTCCTGCACATAGGATTCACAGGTGTCCGGGTTGAGCCGCTTGCAGTAGATCACGCCACTGCGCAAGTCTGGGCAGTAGGTCGGTCTGCCGTACAGGTCTGACGGAATCGCCAAAAACTCTTCTCTGCTGGAAACAGGTCTGCCAAGCAACCAACCGCCATCTTGTGCCGATTGCTGAACAGGCTGTTGCCCATTCATCGGCTGCGGACGCTGCGGTTGTGCCTGTTGCATCTGCGTGTTCGGCAGGGAAGTGGCAAGCCCTACCGTGCCCATGCTGCCGTAAGGATTGACAGGCTGCTGCGAAACATAGGGCGTTCCGGGTATCTGGTAATAACTCATAATACATCCCTCCTATTGCATCCAGTGTACTCCATCAGCAAAAAACGAAGGACAACGAACGCACAACGAAGGACAAAAAAGAAAAGCGCCCACACGGAAAAATCCGCATGAGCGCTTAACTGTTAAGGACACACACTTTGGAGTGCAATGCTAAGATATCACATAATCCAATATATGGCAATGCTTTCGACAAAACCAGTGTAAATAAAACAAAATCCACCAGCCTAAAGCTGATGGATTATAAGTGAGCGAGTAATCGCTCTGCCACAGAAGTGGCAAAATTGCGTCTCCAGCATGGTACGCACTGCAAGTAGGCGGGTGGGAGACTGTATCAAATATCCAACCTAATGCGCTTCTTCGAGAGGCCGGGAGGATTTGTTGAGATCATTATACCACAATTCGTGCAAAAAGAAAAGCGGCAAACCCGAAAGCCTGCCGCTTTTTGAATTGTCAGAGCAGAGGCTCAAAACTAATTCGACTAACACAGTTATTATATCACACATCCAGCATTTTTTCAATGCTTTTCAGCCGATAGCCTATTGCCGTCCGGCTGTAATGTGTCTGTGCTGCAATTTCCGGAAGCGGAAGCCGCTCAACGTACCGCAGTAAGGCTATCTTACGGTCAACCCTCCCAAGCGGTGCGCTTTTGATGGCGGCTGTAATCTGCTGTCGGTCAAGTCCTTGCAGGCACAGTGGCAGCACTACACGAGCCGCCGCCACAGGCAGCACCGAGCCAGAAAGGCTGCGGCAACTCTCCGGCGTTGCGCACCATTACGGTGACGTTACCGAGATGGTCGATTTTGTTGACCTTAACAAAATCGCAGAATGTTTTCGTTAAGTCACGAAAACGTCTTTGTACGGCGTACATTTTGCTGGTGTCAACAAAATGCTCGTATGTAGTGCTTGCCATAATAATCTCCTCTTAACTCATGCTTAAATCAATGTTTTCGATTTCTGCACGGACTTCGAGTGCATGGAGATAATTCCCCATAGCCGCTTTTTGCTCTCTCAAAAGAGCCAAAGAACAGGACGGCGTAAAATTCAAAGTTCCGGCCTCGTACTGGATAGTCATGCGGTGCAGCTTTTCATAGCGGATTTTGGTCTGGTAATACTCCGCGCGAAAACGCTCCTTGTAATCGCTGCTGAGCATCATTTCGACAGTGTTTCTCAAGTCCATGTATTATGCCTCCTTACTGCTTTTCCAGTGCCGCTTTCATGCGGTCGAAGAAAAATTGAATCACGATGCCGATGGTTTCATCGGTGATGGCCCACGAGATAAATCTTCCGTATTTGCTTGTGGCCAGGGCCGCGCGGAGCATCTGAGCCACCCAGGCTTTGCGCTCTGCGCCTTTTTTGGTGCCCTGGATGTCCTTTTCTGCCTGCGTGATGAGCTGGAGCACGGTGGGCTTGACCGCCGCACCATAGCCCAGCCGGATGCAGCCAAGGGCGTAGAAGATGAAGCCGCCCAGCATGAGCACTGCCGCCACCGGGACGGGAATGACGCCCAAAATGTTATTGATTATTGCCATGTATTACTCTCCTTTCTCTTTTTCGAGGTCTGCAATGCGGTGGTTCGCCACTTTCATCTGTTCTTCAAGCACCGGGATGCGCTGGGCAAAATTGTTATGTGTCCGGACTTCCCGGGTCAGCTCGTCCAGCTTAGTGTCGGTAATGGCCTGCTGTTTTTCCAGCTTGGCGTCCATGTTTTGAGCGGCCATGATGTTAGAGATAAGCACGCCGCTCAGGCTCAGGCCGCCAGTGATGAGTGCTACGATGATCGCGTCGCTCATGCGCCCTCCCGAAGACGGGTCAGGCCCTTCTTGCGGATGATTTTCGGGTAGTTGATCTCTGTCACGTTGAGGTCCACATTTCCCGTAATGCCCGGCACAGAGCCCTTGCTGGTGTGCTGGTGGGCGTGGTAGATGTAATCCACCTTGGGCGTCTCGCCCGTGTAGTCGGCCAGCCAGACGTCCCAGCGGCCTGCCAGGCGCTGCATGTCCAGCTCATAGCTGTAGTCCGTGTAGGTGTACAGCTGGGCATAAAAGCCCATGGCTTCCACCTTTTCCAGCGCATAGGCCACCACGTTGGTGAGGTCAAGCGTGGAGAGTTTTTTGATCTTATTTTCTTCCACGTCCACGCACACGGGCATGGTGAGTTCTTTGCCGCGTACCGCTTCCCGCACAAGGGCCAGCTCTGCATCCGCCATAGCC